GAGTGCATATGAAGCTAAATATGCGTCTAATATGCTAGAGAAGCTATATCATAATCTATATGACCTAGTTATGGGCTTGAATTCAATTGTTTCAGGGTTAGTTAATCTTTTAGTTAAGAAGAATATTATAACCATTAAAGAGTTAGATATTAGCATTGGAGACTCAGAAGAGGAAAAAAGGAAGAGTATAGAGGACTTTAGGATAAAAAATTTAGGTTTTGGTGATAAAGATGACAGTGTTAAAAGTGATAGCCTTGTTTTAGCTGATGTTATAGCTGAACTTGGAGATGACTTAGTAGACTCTTTCCCTAAAACCTTATATTTTATTATTAATAAATGTTATTTGTTCCCTGGGTTTGAAGAAAAGTTAATAGATCTTAAAGTAGGAGATGAGAAATCATTTAAATTAACGATGGCTATTCCTTTTAAAGTTAAACAAATAGAAGGTAAAGAAGTAACATTTAAAATAAAAATCATTGACATCAGGAAGAAGTTATAGAGATATCATGGCGTCTTGTTTAATAAAAGAAATAATAAAGAAAAATGAATGTTGTTATAAAGCTAACGAAAGGTTAAGAAGAAAAGGTGTAGGTGTAAAAGCATCTGATGGTAAAATAAATAAAAATGATCATAAAGGAGAAAAGTTAAATGACGTCTTTTGCCCTTGGCATATAGATGACGATAAATATTTAAATTGTTTTTGGGTTTACCTAATGGATCCAAAAAATAATAGAGAACACCAGCTTATTCAAATCGCAAAACTACTAAAAACTTCAGTAAATAATATCAAATTAATAGAAACTAGCGTATTTACTAAGCTTAAAAAGAAGCTTACTCATTTAAAAAAAAACAATCTTTAATTATAATTAAACAACAACTAGGTAAGGTGTTTGTTAAGTAAATTGTTATGATAATGAGAGAATGTCTAAATGGATAAGACAAAAAATTTTAGCTTTAATATCCCTGTTAAGCTTGTTAAAGGCAAAGATAAAGAGGAATGGAGAATAGGCGGAGTAGCTAGTACAGAGCATAAAGACTTTCAGGGAGAAATTGTTAAGATTGATGGCCTTGATATTTCTACTTTATCTAAAAATGGTTTTTTTAATGAAGATCATAAAAAAGGGTTTAAGAATGTATTAGGTAAAATTGATTTTGTTGAAAAAAGAAAAAATGATGATGTAGGCAAGCATCTTTATGTAGAAGGTAAGCTTTTTCAATCTCAACCATCATCTAAAGCGGCATGGAATATATTAAATGAGTTAGGTAAGAGTGACAGCGGTAAGAAGATGCAGCTTTCTGTTGAAGGCAAAATCATCAAGAGGACAGGTAAAGATAAAAAAGTTGTACAAAAAGCTAAAATAGAGAATATAGCTTTAACTTTGAATCCAATAAACGATTATACTTTTGCTAGTTTTGTTAAATCGTTTCAAGATTTTGAAAATGAAAAACTAAAGGAAGAAGGCCCTAAAAAACTTTCTATAAATAATGATTTTGTTTTAGTTAACCTTTCTAAATCTTCTTATAATAAGCTTCTTGAATATATAGACCATAAGAAGAGTTTTAAAGATCATATAACTGATATCTGTAAGGGCATGAATAAGGAAGAGATTTCATCTTTATTTAATGTCCTAATTAAAGCTAAAGATGAGCTCAATAAATCTTTAGAAGCAGGTCATGCTTATGCCTCTAAGATTCCAGGTCAAATGACAGATGGTGAGGTAATGACTAAAGAATCTTTAGAATCTAACAAAAAGAAAAAAGATAAAAAGAAGGATAAGCTTAAATTTGTAATAAACGAAGTAAAGAAAAGTTTTACAGATATAGATTATGTTACGATAGTAACTAAGGTTTTAGATAAATATAATAAATTTTCTAAAAGGAGATAGTTATGGTTTTTAACAATACCAAGAAAAGGCTTCAGCATGCTTTTGCTTCTAAGGTGACTGATGTAGGTGAAGCAACTACAGATAGTAGTGGAATTATTGAGATTGACGGTCTGACAGCAGGAGGTTTTGTTTTGGTAACTTTTGCTGAAGATCCAGGCGCAGCACTTGTTCTTTCTGACGTAGAGGTAGAAAGTGGTAGGTTTACCGTTTATACAAAAAATACAGGAACAAATGCAAGAGCTGTAGTTGCTTCAAAAAAAATTTTTTATTTGTTACTAAAAAAATAATAATTGAAAGGTAAAGAGATGGAAACAGAAAAAAATAATAAAGAGACAGTTTCTAACGATGAAGCTTTGTCTAAATCTATTGATGAACTTATTGATAAGCATTTTTCAGAAAACGAAATGCCTAAGAATGAAGATAAAGAAGATCTAAAAAAAAGCAATAAAACTAAAGATAATAAAGAAGTTGATGTAGAAGAAGATGAAGTAGATAAAGCAAAGAAAAGCAAGAATAAATTAAAAAAAGAATTTTCTTATAAAGAAGAAAATGAGGATAAAGAAGATAAAATAAAAAGTTGTAAAAAATCTCAAGAAAAAGATAGCGAAAACGATTATGATCTTCTTAAGAAAAGCTTTGAAGAAGAAAAGAATAAAAATGATGAACTTAGGAAGTCTATAGAAGAAGTTAATGACAGATTTAATAGTGTTGGTGAGATCTTTAAAGATATGAAACAAGAAATTGATCTTTTAAAGAGCAAACCAAATTCACGTAAAAGTATTAAAAACATTGAAGAAATAAAAAAATCTTTCAATGATACAGAAGAACAAGATCAAAGAGAAGGGTACACAAAAGAAGAAGCAGCAGATGCAATTGAGGAGTTAGTTAAATCAGGAGAAATAAGCTCATCAGCATGTGCTGAATTTGAAATGTTCAAAAAAATTAGCAACCCAGTTGTAAGAGGCAAGGTTTCTAAGCTTATTGTTAAAAACAGGAAATAATAATTTAAAGGGAGAATGAAATGAGTGAGCAAGCAAAGGGGTTTGGTGCTTCTTCTGAAGAGTTTTCAGGTCACGATATGGAGCAACTAGAAGAACTTAACAAAGCGCTGACTGCTGGTCATCAGTATGCTGACACTTTACCAGGAGCAATGACGGGTGGTGGTGTTTATCAATACGAGAGTCTTGATAAAACTCTTCGCCTTGTTTCTTATGAGATGAAAAATTTAAAGTTTTGGCCTGATATTCCCAAAGATCAAGCTTACAATACTGTTGAAGAATTTGATGTTCAAAACAGTTATGGTAATAATGCGTCCCCTTTCTTTAGTATGGGTGATGCACCTGTAGAGAAAGATGCTGGGTATAGTCGGCATGTTGGTAAGGTTAAATATGTTGGTACTCAAAGAAAAGTAACACATGATTTAACTCTTGTTAAGTCTGCTCATGGTCCAGTTATAGCAAGGGAAGTAAAAAATGGTACTATGTTTATTCTTGGAGCACAAGAACGAGCATTATTTGAAGCTTCTGAAACAAGCTTTAATTCTCTAGAATATGAGGGCGTTGAGTCTCAAATCGTTGCTGGTGATACTAACAGTAAATTTCAAGCACAAGCTTTTGAAGGTTATAATAATAACAACTCTGTTGTTTATGATCTTAGAGGTTCTGTATTGGACGAGGATATAATGGAAGAAGTAGCTCTAACAGTTTTAAATAACTTTGGAACTCCAACAGATTTATATTTAGATACTAAGGCGCATAGTGACTTCTCAAGAAGTTTTTTCCCAAAACAACGTATTGCAGCTCCAGGAACACAGGTTCGCGGAGGCGTTGTTATACCAGATTATCAATCTAGTGCTGGTGTTTTTGCACTGAAATCAAATGTGTTTAGACGTCCAAGGAGAAGTTATTTGACTGTAGCTAATAATTCTAATGCTCCAGCAGCACCTTCATTCTCAATAGCTCCAGCAGCTGGAGCAGATCCAGCATCATTATTTGGAGCAACAGATATAGGTAACTATTATTATGTAGCTTCATCTTTCAACGAGCATGGAGAAAGTGCAGGAACGGCTTCTGCTATAGTAGCGGTTACAACTGGCGATAAAGTAACATTTACCTTAGCAGATCAAGTTTCTACTTATGGTTTTATGGTCTTTAGATCAGCCAAGGATGGATTAGCAACAACTTCAGAATTTGTTACTAGGATTATAAAGGGAACAACAACCACTCTAGTTACAGATTTAAATGAAACGTTACCTGGCCTATCAAAAGGGTATTTAATGAAAATGGATGCTGATAATGTTTGTTTTAAACAATTAGCTCCAATGATGAAGATGGACCTGGCAATAGTAGGTACGGCATACCGCTGGATGCAATTGCACTATGGTATGCCATTAGTGTTTACCCCTAGATTCAATGTTGTTTTAAAAAACATTGGTCGAGCTTCTGCCTAAATTAGAGTAATCTAATCAACCCCTTGAAAAGAAACTCTAAGAGCAAAGTCTTAGAGTTTCTTTTCATTTACCTCCTCTATTCAATTATCTTCACAATATTATTTATTTTTATTATATATCTTATTAGATAGTTTTCTGTATAATGAATAACAGATTGCTTAATCCAAAACAGAAAGAAAATAAAATGAATAAAGAAGAGCTATTATCTTTAAAAAAAGAAGGTAAGACTAACCTAGAGTGTTCAAAGATTTTTAATGTCTGTAAATCAACTATCTCCAATCATGTAATTTCACTAATCAATGAAGGAAGGCTAAAAAAAACAGAGATAGTTAAAAAAAAAGCTTGGAATGAAGGAACAACTAAGAACAGGGTTAAAGTTAAGTGTTCTTATTGCAATAAAGAAAAAATAATTCATGGTTGTAGTTATAAAAGAAACGTAACAGGATTGTTTTATTGCAATCAAACATGCAGACAAGCTAATACTTACCAGGTTAGGACTTGTCAGTATTGTAATGATGAATATAAGGCTATTAGGGGATCAACACGTAAGTATTGTTCTCATAAATGTTCTATGGAAAAAAAAGAACAAACGTTTAAATATGTTAAAAAAAGAGACGGAAGCATTCAAGAGTTTGATATAAATAAGATTATAAGGGCCATAGGAAGGTCTGGGAAAGAGACAGGTGAATTTGATGATGTAATTACTTCTCGTTTAGCGATTAGAGTTGTTAATCTTCTTGAGATGAATGTGTATAATTCTACGCCTGAGATAGAACAAATTCAAGATATAGTTGAAGATGTTTTATTAACCTCTCCTTTTAAAAAGACAGCTAAGTCTTATATTCTTTATCGTGAACAGCACGCTAGGTTAAGGGATTTTGCTAAGAAAGCTAATTTAGACCTGGTTGATTCATATCTTAATAACCTTGACTGGAAGGTTAAAGAGAACAGTAACATGGGTTATTCTTTACAAGGACTTAATCAGTATATTTCTAGTGAGATTAGTAAGAGCTATTGGCTAAATAAAATTTACACTAGCCAGATCCGTAATGCTCATTTGTCTGGAGATTTTCATATTCATGATTTAAATCTTCTTAGCGTTTATTGTGTTGGTTGGGATTTACAGAATCTTCTTAAAATAGGGTTTAAAGGTGTAGCTGGTAAGATAGAAAGTAAGCCTGCTAAACACTTTCGTAGTGCTTTAGGTCAGATTGTTAATTTCTTTTATACCCTTCAAGGAGAAGCTGCAGGCGCACAAGCATTTTCAAATTTTGATACGTTATTAGCTCCTTTTATTCGATATGATGGGCTTAATGAAGAAGAAGTAGCCCAGGCAATGCAGGAGTTCATTTTTAACATCAATATTCCTACACGAGTTGGGTTCCAAACACCTTTTACAAATATTACTCTTGATTTGCAGCCACCGTCAACATTGAAAAGCCAATCTGTTATTATTGGTGGGAAATTACAAAAAGAAACTTATGCAGAGTTTCAAGACGAAATGCATATGTTTAACAAAACCTTTCTTAATGTAATGCAAAAAGGAGATGGAAAAGGAAGGGTATTTACTTTCCCAATTCCAACTTATAATATTGGGTCTGATTTTGATTGGGACAGTCCTAATCTTGAAACTTTATGGGAAGTTACTGCAAAGTACGGAACACCTTATTTTGCAAATTTCATTAATTCTGATATGTCAGTTGATGATGCTCGATCCATGTGCTGTAGGTTGAGATTAGACCTACGTCATTTAGATAGAAGAGGAGGCGGCTTATTTGGAGCAAATCCTTTAACAGGATCTATAGGTGTCGTAACTATTAATATGGCAAGATTAGGGCATATTTCTAAAGACGAAAAAGAATTTATTGAAAAACTTGATCATCTTTTGGATCTTGCAAAAGATAGCTTAGAGATTAAGAGAAGGTTGCTTGAAAGCTTTACAGATAAAAAGCTTTATCCTTATACAAAGTATTATTTAAAAGAGATAAAGAAGCATTATAATCAGTATTGGTATAATCATTTTTCAACTATTGGGTTGATTGGAATGAATGAAGCTTGCCTTAATTTATTTGGTAAAGACATAGGAACAAAAGAAGGCAATAAGTTTGCTGCGAAGATACTTGATCATATGAGGGATAAGCTTCTTTCTTTTCAAGAAGAAACAGGTAATATGTATAATCTTGAAGCAACTCCTGCAGAAGGAACTTCTTATCGTCTTGCTAAACTAGATAAAAAGTATTATCCAGAGATTATTTCAGCTCAACCTAAAGAAGGTTCTGGTATTAAAAGGCCTTTTTATTCTAATTCAACTCAACTTCCTGTTAATTATAGTCATGATATTTTTGATGTTCTTGATAAGCAAGATAATTTACAAAAAAAATACACGGGAGGCACAGTACTGCATATCTTTTTGGGAGAGTCTCTTGCGCAACCTGAAAATTTAAAGAAGTTCATAAAAAAAGTGTGCGAAAACTATAATCTTCCTTATTTTACGATTACACCCACCTTTAGTATTTGTTCTGATCATGGTTATTTGAAAGGAGAGCAGCCGTTTTGTCCTGAGTGCAAAAGCAAAACAGAAATTTATTCTAGAGTTGTTGGTTATTTACGACCTGTTGATCAATGGAACGAAGGGAAGCAAGCAGAATTTCCTTTACGATCTCATTATCAAATTGAGCATAAATCATGAAAATAGGAGGATATCAGTCGCTTACATTGAGCGACTTTCCTGGGAATGTTGCAGCTATTGTTTTCACTCAAGGTTGCAACTTTCGTTGTCCTTTTTGTCATAATTTTGACCTTCTTGGAATTAAACCTTCTAAGAAAACATTTAATGATCAAGATATTTTTGATAACTTAAAGAGCAGGTTATTGTTATTGGATGGAGTTGTTATTACTGGAGGAGAGCCCACTTTACAAAAAGACCTATTTAGTTTTATTAGTAAAATTAAGAACATAGGTCTTAAAATTAAGCTTGATACTAACGGAAGTAACCCTAAGATAATAGAGAATCTATTAAATAACGAAAAATTAGACTATATCGCTATGGATATAAAAGCACCTTTTAGTAAGTATAATCAAGTAGCAGGCGTTGACGTTTGTATAAACAAAATTAAGAGAAGCATTGATTTGATACTTGCAAGTAAAATTTCTTATGAGTTTAGAACTACCTTTGCAAAAGATATTTTGTCAGAAAAAGATATCTGTGAAATAAAAAAAAGCTTACCTAACGAAGCAAACTATAAGATACAAGTCTGTAAAAAAATAAACAATTTATAATTATATTTAAATATTCTATTTTTTATGTTGAATATGTTGTATTTTTATGTTTTATTTATAACTGGTTTTGATAGTTAGCTAAATAACAGTTTTTAATATAAAGGGGGTTTTTATGGACAAAGAGAAAAAATATATTGTCTTAGTTCCAGGTCATAGTATAGAAAGTCAGAGTTTTACAATGTGGACGAATGAATCAGAGTGGTCTTTTTGTTTTCGTGCTTGTACGTATATGAAAAATTATTTTGATATGAATTTTGAAAATGTTGAAAGTAAGGTAGTTGATAGGCATTCTACAGGGGAAGGGTATGCGAGCGAAATGGAGAAAGTGGGGAAAGAGATAAAAGGTTGGGAAAAACCTATTGATTTAATTTTTGAGCATCATGTTAATTCCGCTAGCGGAATTGCTTTTGGTTGTGAGGGGCTTATAAATTTAGATGATAAAGTTAGTTCTTTATTTGTTGATGAGCTTACTGACGATTTTAGTACGCAATTTTTAATTCGTGAAAGAAGAACTAAAAAACTTCCAGGTGGGGAGATACTAACTGATGGCGTTCTTTCTGTGAAACCAGGAGAGAGGGGTAGTAGCGGTTTAAAAACATATAAGGGTTGTAATTCAAAGGTATCTTTTATTTGGGAACCTTGTTTTGGGAATGAAAGAACCAAAGAATCTATTAATATTTTAAAGAACGAAAATACGTATTTTCCTTGGATTTCTCAATATTTAGGGAATAAAGTGGGTGGTGTTTTAAAGCCTAATATAACTTTAATTGATGCGCTTAGGACTGAAAGTATTGAAATTACTACGACTCAACGAGTAGCTTCTTTAGAGCCTGACCCAATAAAGAATACTCTTTTAAGAGAGTTAATTACGGTTTATAAAAAGGCTTCTATAAAATTTAAGGCTTTGAAGGGAATTACGTTAGCCCAATGGTTATTAGAAAGTGGTAGGGCAACGAGCAAGTTAGCTGTTAATCATAATAATTTTGGAGGTTTGAAATATAGGAAAGAAATAGAAGATATTAGTGGAGAAAAAAAACGATGGTCAATTGAATATACAGGGAGTGATAATAATAAAGATAATTATTTTGCATTTAAAAGTATTGAGGAGTTTGTTGTTGGGTATTGGCTTTTTATTGGTAGGCAAAACTATAAAGGTTGGGAGCGTTACGGTAATGATCCTGTCGGATATATGGAACATCTTTGTAAGTGTGGATATTCTGAAACACCAGACTATTTGACTCGTGTTTTGAAGCTTTTACCCGAGGCGGAAAGGTTATTATTGAGTGTTAAAACAGAGCCTTACTATAAGAAAGGGAAAGAAGAAGTTATTAAAGAAGGGGGTGAAAAAAAAGTAGGTCAAAGTTCAATTAGTTCTGGAAAATGTTCACAAATTAAGTTACAATTTGATTATGAAGGTTCGAGAATTAATATGCTCCTTAACGGAGAGGTTTGTATATCATCAAAAAAATGTTGTTAATAATTAATTAGAAGGGTAATAAAATGAGTTTTATTTATAAAGCTAGTGTATTTTTTAGTGTTTTTTTTGTTTCTTTACGATTGAGCGGTTCTCCTGAAAATTCTTTTTCAAGATGTTTTAGAACCTTTGACCCTGGTTTGAGTGATATTAGGGGTTTTGATTTTAGCCCTCGTGGCGATTCAATTGCATTTGTTGATGGTAGAGGGAGCTTTTTATCTCGAGATAATGTCTTTTCTAGTCTTGATAATAGGAATTTTAATCGAGTTTCTGAATTTATTTTTAAGCATGGGGCTCATGATATAAAGTTTTCTCCTGATGGAAAATTCATACTAGTTTGTAATGATAGAGGATGGCTTGGTTTATTAGATAATTCAAGTTTTGAAGTTAAAAATTTTAAAGCTTGGAATGTGGACTTTAATTTAATTGATTTCAGCCCCGATGGATTTCACTTTATAGCTGGGGGGGTTGGAAGGGATGAACATTTAATATATTTATTTAATTTAGAAGGAGAGGTGATAAGGATTTTTAAGGGACATTCTGGCAAGATAACAAGGCTCAAATATAGCCCAGATGGAAAGTCTTTTATTTCTGGTAGTACAACAGGAACTATAAATATTTGGACTGTTGACGGTGAATTATTAAAGACTGTTAATTATGTTTCGTCAGCAGTATCCTTGTTAGATTTTCCAGCAAAAATTGTTGGTTTAGATTTTTCGTCATCAGGTAAATTTTTTATGTCTTGTGATGCTTGGGGAGAAGTCAAGCAGTGGACTTCTAGGGGTGTTTTAAGTCGCGTGTTTCAATCTGATATTGAGGGGGTTGATATTGCGGAATTTAATCCTAATGGACAAGACCTTCTTATGGGAGGGTCTGGAAAGGTTGAATGGTGGAGTTCAGAGGGTCATTTAAAAGAAACCTTTAATAGGTTTGCAGGCCTAGTAAAAGACTTGAATTATAGACCTGACGGAGATGGTTTTTTGGCTTTATTTGAGAGGGGCGGCGTTAAGTTTTGGTTTTTAAGACCAGCATTTCAAACAAACCCTAGTGCTATAGCTAATATTTTTCCTACTGTAGGGAAAGCCCCCTTTACAGTATTTTTAGATGGTCTTGGTTCTCATGATCTTAATGATCGTGGACACATTTTGGATCATGTTTGGAAGATCTCAGATGGTAGGGTTTTAGAGGGTGGATATCGAAAACTTAAGTTTAAAAGATCTGGTGTTTATACGGTTACTTTGACTGTAACAAATAGAAGAGGTAACAGTGAGACAAGTTTTGAAAAGTATATTTTTGTTGACTAGTGAAAAAATGTTTAATAATAAAAAATTACTTAAAGAAAAATTATTAAATAAATACCAAGGTATTTATTTATTGAAATGTAGTATAAAAAAGTTTAATAATAAAAAGAGTTTTTATAAAATTAGTAATGATAGTGCCAGGGTAACTATCATTAAATTGAATAAGGAAAAGTTGTTATGATATATATTGTTATACAAAGATTAGTTATTTTATGTTTATTAGCTCAAGGGTTGGTTGTTACGGGCAGTGCTTCAGAAAAACATTTAAGGTTTTTAAGTCGTAATAAGCAAAAGTGCATTCATAGTGCCAAAGCTTATAGGTGCGTTGAATACGTTAGTAATAAAAGCGGAAATACGGTTAAATTTAATATACATGGCATAGGGGATAGGCTAACCGTTCATTTAACAGGAATAGAAACCCCAAAGATAAAACCTAATCGTAAACAATCTAAAAAGTCTGAAAAATGTGAGATATCTAGGGCTAGAGATTTAAGCTATCTTGTTTCAGATTTGCTTAATAATGCTAGAGAGATTCACCTTATTGGACCTAAAAGGAGAAAGGGTAAAGCTTATATTTCTGATATTGTTTTTGATAGAAAAAGTCTAGTAGCTTTACTATTGATGCATGAATATGGTTTTATATCTAATAATAAAGATATAAATTGGTGTACTAAGCCTGAAAAAATTACTTATGGAAATAGTGTTTTTTTTGAATCTAAAAAGGAAAAACGTAGTAAAAAAGAATTAAAAAGCAACACATAAATTAAAATGGGTAAGGTCACATGAACTATAGCAGCTTAAAAAGAAAATTAGTTAATATATTATGTATATTGTTTTTAGTTATGTTAGTTACAGGTATATCTAAAAAAAGCGGTTACTTAAAGAGCAATAATGGTTCATGTGAACATGATATTGTTGGATTTAGATGCGTTGAATATGTTAAAAATTATGACGGTGACACGATCACTTTTAATATAAAAGGAGTCCATCCCATTATAGGTAAGAGAATATCAGTCCGTCTATTTGGTATTGATACACCTGAGATGCGTCCTAAACGTAAACAATCTAAAGAGTCTAAGGCTTGTGAAAAAGCTAAGGCAAGGGAAGTAAAGGATTATGTTGCTGGCATTCTTAAGAATGCTGATAGAATTGATATTGTTGATCCTCAAAGAGGCAAATATTTTAGAATTGTGGGGTCTATAGTAGTTGACGGAAAAGATTTAACTTTTTTATTATTGAATAAAGGGTACGGATATTCTTATTTAGGTGGTGCTAAAGAGAAGATAGACTGGTGTTTATATTCAAAAAAGAATATAAACAAAAAGGTCTCTTTAGTTTTTTATAACAGTTAGTTATTATTTTCATTTAAGTGTTAACATCCTGTGATATTAATTGTTGAATCTACGCCTAGTTTTTCAGTGCAAGTATCTATAATTCTATATGTATTATGAGTTTTCTTATATTCCATATATGTATCTTTCAACTCGGAATTTGTTCGATCTTCATAAAGATCTAAAAAGAAAATATTTATGCCTATTAAACATAAAGAAAACATCATAGTGCTAGCTGCAACATTCTCTGTTACGTGTTTAGTTAAAAACATTGAACCTATAAATGCCACTAAACTAAAAATAATCGATATTCCTAGCTTAAATCTTGTTTTGCCTACTTCTTCTATTCTTTTGATAAATTGCTTTTGTAATTCTATTCTCATGTTAGTTCCTTCGTTGTTTTGTTTTTGATTGTTTGTTGTTTTGTTATTCATTTTGTTTTTTCTTTCTTTGTTTGTTGTTTTGTTATTCATTTTGTTTTTTCTTTCTTTGTTTGTTGTTTTGTTATTCATTTTGTTTTTTCTTTCTTTGTTATTTGTTATAATCCTAATGCAACAGCTAAAAGTTCTGGAAAAAATAAAATAAAAGTCCTGGACAAAGTAGAATACAAGATAAAGCTAGAGCAATTGTTATATGTGTAACTATTTCTTCTTTTTCTTTATCTTTTCTTTTTTGTTCTTTCTCTAATTGTATTTTTATATTGACTTTTTCTTCAATGAGTTTGTCTATTTTGCTACCCAAAGAATTATAACCAAAATAAAATGATGAATTTGTTTCAAATAGTTTTTCTATTTCTTTATTAATTTCAATTATTCTTTCTTGTTCTTTTCTCATGTTAGTTCCTTTGTTTGTTGTTTTGTTATTCATTTTGTTTTTCCTTTCTTTGTTTTATTGTTTTCGTTATTCATATTTTTAATATACATTATTAAAAAAGTTTGTCAAGTAAAATTTTAAACTTTTTTTATTTTTTTTAAAATTAATTTTAAAAGATTGTTTGTTTTCGTTATTCATATTTCTAATATACATTATTAAAAAAGTTTGTCAAGTAAAATTTTAAACTTTTTTTATATTGTTTGTGATTATTTTTTTATTAGTGTATTATTTGGTTATTTGTTTTTAGATAAATAACCAAAGGAGGGCGAGATGAAGAAAAGGGATATTATAATAAAGGATAGAAAAGACGGAGAGTTAATAATGAGAATAATAGAATTAGCTGAAGAAAAGTGGCATGGTGTATTTTACGATAGACCAACAGACCATATAGGATATTTAAAGTTATTCAGACCACCTGACGCTTTAGATTTTAGTAATAGGATGAGCAAATTGAATTTTGTGAGTAAAGGAAGAAAATTAACTTATAATAATGGCGAGCTGTTTGTTTATTTAGATGGTCCTTTTCTTGGGATAGTTAAAGAGAAAGCTTTAAATAGCCTATCTTGTATGTCTAAAATATAGAGGCAGATTATTTGTGTGCCTAGCATTTATTTTAGTCTAGGTAGCTTAGCTATTTACATTTAAAAATCTTTTCATAAATTGCATCTGAATATTTTTAAATAAAAAAAGTTTAAAATTTTACTTGACAAACTTTTTTAATAATGTATATTAGAAATATGAATAACGAAAACAAACAAAAGGAAAAATAAAAAAATGAATAGCAAAATAATTTCTGTGTTTAACCATAAAGGAGGTGTTGGGAAAACAACAACGGTTTTCAATTTAGGGAAAATAATGGCTAATTTAGGGAAAAGGGTTTTATTGGTTGATTCTGATCCCCAATGTAATTTGACAAATTTAACAATAGGCTTAGATAACTTAGAGAAGTTTTATAGTAGTAAAAAAGAAACAAACATTTTTAATTGTCTTGCTACTGTTTTTGAGATACCAGGTTTTTTTTCTAATAATTCAAATGAAAAATATATCAAAGAGACAAAAACCAAAAACATGTATCTTTTAGCTGGCAATGTTAGATTTTCTGAATTAGATGTTATGTTATCAACTGCATTAACTAGTAATAAAACTTTGCCTATTTTAAAAAAATTTATTGGTTCTATAAATAAACTTATAATAGATATTGTTGATAAAAATAAAATTGACATAGTATTGATTGATATGAGCCCTAGTATATCTTCAACAAATGCTTGTATCTTAATGGGCTCTGATTACTTCATAATGCCTGTATCTCCAGATATTTTTTGTTGTCAGGCTATGGCAGCGTTATCTGTCATATTTTCACAATGGCATAAGGTTTTTGAGCAGTTTAGGGGATCAAGCGTTAAAAGTCTTTTACAAAAGAATCCTCCAAAACTAATAGGGATGATCTCTCAGAGTTATATTTTTAATAGTAGCTCTAAAAAATGGTTTGATAGGATAATAAAGGTAATGAATGACGTGTTAATTCCTGAACTTAAAAAAAATAATATGGTTATAGACGAAAGTATTTTTAGTAAAGTTGCAACAGAAAATGGTTCTTATAATCTAATTAACATCCCATACATTAAGTCACTAGAAACAGAAAGATTTATGACAAAAAACAATAAAGAGTTGTCTGAAAGTATTTTTACAAGACTAGAAGAAATAATAAGTAAATTAACAGCATAGGCCTTTTATTATTTTGTTAACTGATAGCGTAAGTAGCAAAAAAATAAAAAAAGTTTAAAATTTTACTTGACAAACTTTTTTAATAATGTATATTAGAAATATGAATAACGAAACAAACAAAAGGAAAAATAAAAAAATGAATAAAATTATTGCCATAGGGTCATCAACTGGTGGAATAGCTGCTCTTACAGACTTATTAAAAAACCTTCCTACAGAAATACCTCCAGTTGTTATAGTACAGCACATACCTAAAGTGTTTTCTTTAAGTTTTGCAAACAGTCTTAATAAAATGTGTCCTTTTAAAGTAAAAGAAGCAGAAGACGGAGACGTTTTAAAAAAGAACACTGTTTATATAGCTCCAGGAGGAAAACAAACAAGAATTAGAAAAAGAGGATCCGACTTTGTTATTCTTGTAGTTGATGAAGAGCCTCATAATCATCATCGACCTAGCGTTGATATATTGTTTGACTCTGTAGCAAGGTACATAAAAAATAGAGCAATTGGAGTTGTTTTAACAGGAATGGGAAAAGATGGAGCCAAAGGCCTTCTTAATATGAAAAAAGAAGGAGCCCTAACTATTGCTCAGGACGAAAAAACATCAGTGGTTTTTGGAATGCCAAAATCAGCTATAGCGATAGGTGGTGTCTCAAAGGTCTTACCTTTACAGCGTATTCCAAAACAGCTGATGGATTGGGTTAATTTATAAAAATGGAAAGTATAAACAATGAAAACAGCTACTGAAGTAAAATTTACATCGTATGGTATGCCTATTGTTGTATATGAAATAATTAAAACTATTGATGGATTGGATATGACTATTTTTGATAATAGAAAGCATAAGCAGCTCGAATTAAAAAGGAGAATAAGAACACAGATAAGAGAAACAAGAGAAGAAGCCTTAAAAGAATACGCTAGCTGTTTTGAATTTGAAAGCTCAATAGAGGATCTTAACAAAGCCGAAATAAAAAACAAAATTGAAGAGTTTTTATCTTGTTATGATAGAATTTCAAAAGAAAATCTAAGAGAAATGGTTTTGTTCTTTGATGAACATCGAAAAGAGATAAAAGATAAAGTATTACGCTTTTTATTATTAGACGATCTTAGTGGTTTTTTAAATTACTTTAGAGAAAAAAACGAATTATATCTTGCTTCAAAAAAAGCTAAAGATCTGCATAATTACATGTATAAGCGTTATAAAGGAGAGTATTATTGGTATATTAATAATAACCGTGAAGGTAATGATCTTAATTTAAGAGACCCTTAAAGGTACAAAATGAAAACAATAACAAATAATAAAAGAGAGAAAAAATGGTTAATAAAATAAAGGATAAATTTTATGTCTAATCTATCGTTAGAATATTGCAATGTTAAAAATAACATAAAAAAAGCATTAAAAGAAACAACTGGATATTACCCTTTTGAAAAAGATGAAGAACTATCAATTGAACATATGCTAAAAAACGGTGTTTATATCTATAAGGTATTAAAAAAATTAGGTTTTAATGCAGTAAGGGCACAGTCAGAGTCTAGCTATTTAACAGAGTATCTAGAATATGGAGAGCCACCAAACATGAAAACACTTGTTGATAATAGGTATTTAATATTATATGTCATAGCTGGATATCAAGTATTTGACATACACCCTTTATTTTTGCATATAGATGGGGCATCTCCAGAGGAAGTAATTGAGTTTTTATTAAATCATGTGAGTGAGTAATTGTACGCATATGAATATTATAATAAAAAAATAATAAAGATATGAAAATAAAGGAGAAAACAATGATTAAAGAAACGGTGTATTTAAATAGTGGCACAGATAAGCCTTTATCTAAAGAAGATATTTCCAATATAGCTAAAGATGTAGCTGTAAAATTAAATAAAGTTAAAGAAAAAATTTTAAAGTTTAAAGGATTACAAGAGATGTCGCCAGAAGCGACCAGATGTTTGAATGATTTTAAAGGTAATTTGTTGAATCTTTCAGAAAAATCTATAGAGTTAAGTGAAGAATTAAAGAAAGATATCTGTAAAAAAGGTATAATAAATAAAAAATACGCATAATGGAGAACTATAATTAATAATAAAAGGGGTATAGATAAAATAAAAAAAGAGTATCTAAAAGTATTAAGCTTTGAGACAATAGACTCATTTAATAAAGAAATCAGTTGTATAGAATATTTATGTCAACAAACGGAGTATATAGCGTATGAAAATAAAGAGGCTTTTAAATATTTAAATATACCTAAAGAATTTAAAAAGTTGGCTATTGATTTATTTATAGAATTAAATGAAGTAATTAGTGTCTATAGAGGTTTACGTAAAGAAGACATCATAAGATATTGTTTACGGCTTGATAGATTACCTGTGATAAATAGAATAATTCTGTCGTTTAAGGAAAAAGCTATAAAAGAAATATTAAACGCTAAAAACAAAGAAGACATTTTATCTTTAATGTTGGATTTTTTAAAAATGTCTTTAGAGTGTGGTTCGCTTTTTCTTGAATTGTTAAGTGATGTGTATTATGAAAATATAGAAGATATGGTTTTAAATTCACCTAAAGCTTCTTGATTGTATATAGAAATAAGGAATTATTATGCCCGAAAAAAATAACGTTATAAGTGTAGTTCATAATTTAAAAGCTAAAGGTTATGAAGATGTTATTGGAGACTGGGTAATGATGAGCAAAAATAAACCAAAAGAGCTATTAAGTGAAAAAGTAACTAACATATATGATAAAAACGAAACAACTCTTAACGATAGCAGTAAAGAAAAAATGATTAATTTTGATTTTAATATTAAAAGTGATAAAGATTATTCTTTAGTAAAAGATAAAGTAAATAAAGCTTTAGTTAGCTCTATAAATAAAGTCAGCAGTGCTTACGGAAGCGGAATTAATTTAAAAGTAACTATTTATGTAAAAAAGGAGTGCAATGAGTTTATAAAAAAACTAAAAAATTAATAATTAAAACAACAACAATAGAAGAAAGGAAAATATAAATGAATAAATCAAAAAATGTCGAAAACTTAAAAGCATACTCCTTTAAATGTAACAATGAGGTAAAGGATTTATATAAAAAATGGAGTCAATGTTATTCGCAGCATACTATTAGCAGCTTTTTTAACAGTGCTCTAATATCTTTTTTAAAAGAGAATAAAGATAAAGCCTTACCTATGTTTAATGATAATGATAAGAAAAAAGTCTTAAGGATAATTCAAGACTTTAAGGAATTAGATCTTAAGTAACAAATTAGTTATTTAGCATGAAAAGAAACTAGCCTGTAAAAACTAGGTTAGTTTCTTTTTTTTTATAATCAGTAAGTTTCGTTTAATAGTCTAGGCATATATCTTATAATATTTATGTAAAAGAAAAACAAATGATAATAAAAGGAAAACCTATGACTAAAAAAGATCAAGAAGATGAAAAAATAACATATGAAACAGACAACCTGGCAATAGCTGCATTTTTTGAGTTAAATGGCCTAAAGTATAAAAACTGTTGTTTAGGGACTGGAAGAAACGGTAATTCGATTGTTAATTTTGTTTTTGAGGATTCTAAAAGAATTGGTAGGGACCTTGAAAGATCTTATAGAAATAGTAATGAAAAAAAATATAGGGAGCTATTGCTATTTTTTAGACATGAGATTTTTTTGACTAATAAAGATAAAAGAGGAAGCTAATGTCTCAAATATTAAAAGGTGTTACAGAAAAAAGAGGAATTGATAGAATAATAAACGTTGAACACAATGATGCTGCTGGAGCTAAAAAAGTAATACAATCTGGCATTGTTATTGGTGATATTTTTGGAAACAACTCTGGAACTGCTCAATTTATTGGAGAAAAAGCGGTAGTTAGAGCTGTTAATACAGACATAGCAATACAATATATAAAATTTGGTGATTCAGGTGTTGCAGTTCCTACAGTTACCGATGGTGTCGCAATTCCTATAGGAGGAGATGTTTATTTAAATAGTGGTGATCAAGAATATGTAAGAACATCAAGTAATAATGTTCAAGTAATTGTATGCCAAGATTCTTTATAAAAGATAAGAAAAGATTAAATGAGCATTGCATCAACAAGAGCTCCAACAACAAAGAAAATAAGGTATGTTAGAGATAGCAAGTGCAGGCTTGTTGAAATAAGAGAGTTTGATTTTAATGCTGAGTTAGGAAACTATTGTCATAGCACTGTAATAAAAAGAGATTCTATTACAAAAGCCATAATCGGTTCGTTTACAAAAAAAGAAGTAGTAGTACAACAAGATTTAGACGATACGAGTGAGTAAAATGTGGATGTAAATAGAGGGTTAGATCCTGCATTAGTTGAAGTAGATAATTTAGGTTGTGCAACAAGTGATCCTTCACCATATACATTATTATGGTGGTTAAAAAAGATACTAGAAGCTTCTGGTGGAACTTCTGGAATACCTGTTGATAAAAGAAGCCCTGGATACATAGATATAGACACTAGCATATTTGCATCAATTCTTACTTATAATCTATCAGTTGGCGAGACATTAAACCTAGGGTATATTTTAATATCTTTAAAGGGGTCTTTCGCTCACTTTATAGTTGAGTATTATAATGGAACAGTTATAGAAAAAATAAGAGAATATTTTATTAATTATAACGAACCTACCTTTATAGATACTTTGGATCAAAACATACCAATAGCGTATGTTGGCGCAGGAAGCAAAATAGAGATAAAAGCAAAAATGGAGCATCAGAATCATCAAGGAAAAGCATATTCAATAATAAATGGCTACAAATAAAAGTAAGACAGAAACTATTTCTTTTGTGAGAAGTAAAAACACAAAATTTAATTCTTAAAACGGGAGAATAGAATGATAGATTTCGGTACTTTTATAGGTCAATACAAATCAACCCTAGTTAATCTTAACGATTTAGACTACGGATATGTAGCTCTAGATATAAAATCCAGAATAATATTAGATCATAGCACTTCTTCAATAAAAATTGGAGATGGTACAGAAATTTTAGATGTCGTTGAGTGGGATGCTGCAAGCGGAGGGTCAGAAAAAGGTCTGTTACCATTAGGAATTTATAAGGCTAGCCCTACAAATCTTGCGGATACAGATGGTGATTTTACACCACTTCAGCTTGACAGTAACGGACGTTTAAGAGTAGATGCAGAAGTAAGCGTCTCTACTGGCAGTGATAAAGCAGAAGATACAGCGCATACTACAGGAGATATAGGCTGCTATAACCTTTCTGTAAGGGTTGATGATATCTCAGCAGATAATTCAGCATTATTAGCTGGAACAGAGGGAGACTATCAATCATTTCTCACTAATGACAGTGGTGAGCTATATGTAATAGACGTTGATTCAATAGCAATTCTTACTACAATAGATACAGTGCTTGACAATATCTATATAGACACTCAGGCTTTAGTAACATTAATACAAACAGAAGATACTGCTCATTCTACTGGCGATAACGGAGTTATGGCTCTTGCTGTAGCTAACGAAGCGCAATCTGATTTAGTAAGTGCTGATGGTGACTATACGCCTATAGCAGTAGATAAGAAAGGTAATGTTTACGTTGATCTTATAGAAAAAATAGGAGAAGAGGGAACTGAAAGTGATGAAGGTGTAGATAGTGGTGCAGATGGTGAGGTTGATGTTGCTTATCACGCTACGAATTTTGTATCAGTTCAAACTATGGCTGTAGGTGCTGGTGAAGATCTTTACATAAAAGGTTGGGATATGTCGACTGATGTTCTTATATCTGCCAGACTTGTGATTTATGACGATACAACCTTAACAGAGATAATAAGAAAAATAAATGTAATAGAAAACACTCCTGGCTATAATTTTAATTGGTTAAGAGCAATAGGAGTTACTGGAGCTACTGATAGGACAGTTCAATTTGAAGCAAGATGTATGAGAAACGGAAAAACAGCTCATGTAAGTGGAGGAATAAACGCTTATAAAAGATAGGTAGAGTGAGGAAGAGAAAAATTAACCCCTCCTTTCTCTTCCTCACTGTGTTTAGGAGAAATTAATGGCACAAGAGTTTCAAACAGAAGTAGAAGACGCAGTAAATAGCGAACCCGAACATGCTAATACAGTAGTAGCTACTTCTGGAGTTCCTGAGGTAATTCAAAGATTAGACAACAAAGAAATTACGCTTACCTATGTTAAAAACCCTAGTAAGGGAACACGTATAAACGATAAATCAGATGTTATTTATATTTCTATAGATGGATCTGTTCCTACATCTAACGGTACGACTCTTGTTAGAGGTGAGTATATTTATATACCAGGACAGATAGTAGATGGAAATTTAAAGATAGATAGTAACAACAGCGGAACAAATGTTGAGATTATTTTATGGGGTTAAGAATTGGCAATTAAAATACCTCCAAGCGCAAAGACACAAGACGCAGACGATACTCCGTTTGACGATACCAACGTTGATTTTGTAGCTGGAGATGTTCAAGAAGCTATAGAGGCTTTAGAGGATAAAGTAGATACTTCAGCTTCTCCAGGCTTTACTTGGGGTAAATCTGGAAACGTTAGCGCAGGAGCGTATTTATTAAATGACACTGTTCCTTCTAATTTGGCTGGTAGAATAATTCCTATCGGAAATGGAAAAATAGCAGAAGTTTTTGTTGCTTGTCAAGATAATGCAACTTGTATCTTATCGGTTGAGAAGAGAAGTGGTGTTTCTTTTATAGAACTGTTAACTATTTCTTTAACTACTCAAAGGAATAAGGTTCAAGCCTATACTGTTAGCGTATCAAAAGGAGATGAGTTGACAACAAAAGTTAAAACTGGAAGTATAAAAAACCCAGTTATTGGTATTGTTATTAAGGGATCGTTATCGTGAGTAATAGAGTAGATCCAGATAAATATATAAAAAATGTTTCTATTATTGATTTATTTCATACAGATACAGGTACAGCTTTTAAAACTGCATCTTATACTATTATAGATAAAAATATTCTTTATCGTCTTAATGATAATCAATTAAAACAATGGTTTGATAACGAAGACATTATTTATGCAGAAGCTGATGATGGAAGCAAGGATTATTTAAATAAATATGAAGGATGGCATAAATTATTTGATTATTGTTTTGGGATTCCTTTTTTAAGTGGCACAAACAGTACAAGAGTAAATAGTTTTGTAAGTATAAACGCACAAGAAGCTATTGAAGAGTCAAAAGGTGTTTCAATTGATAACGATCTTGATACCTTACAGTTTGGAAGACAGGGAACAACTAGCAATAGCTCTTATTTGTTAACTTTAAATAATATGTCATCAAACGATTCACCTGACACTATTCCTTATCCTATTTTATTTAGAAGAATGTCTTTATCCGTATCTAATTTTCCTTCTCCGTTTACACTAGCTATATGGAAAGCAAGTTATGATCATAGTGTAAGAACAATAATATATACAGAAGAGTTTAGTATAGTTAACGGTAATTTTAGCGGACATGCGGGATATACGCAAACAGAACAAAGCATTCTTGTTGGCGCTGGAGAAGGTATTTACGTTCAAGCTGTATCGGTGGGGAATCCTAAGCCATCTAATTTAAGTGTTTTTTTATGGACTAGAAAATATTAAAAACAAAGGAGAATTTAATGAACTGTGCAATAAAAAAATTACAAGAAGATATTAATAAAGTAATAAATGCTTGGTTAATATTAAAAGAAGAAGCAGTTAATATTGATAAAACGTACTGGTCTTGTGGTGTAGATTCTGAGATTAGTGGTATTGATCCTGTTACCGTAAATTCAAAATTAACAAATACTGAGTTTGTTAGCGGCATAACGTTAGTTCAGCAATTTGATAAGTTTTTTACAAATCAAGCAGTCACTCAATCAGACTATTTAAGCATTTGTGAAAACATTACTCATGGTAACGACACTGCTTCATCTATTGTCTCTGAAGCTTGCGAGACTTTAGGAGATAGAATGGTGAGAATTTGCGTTGACTCTATTGTTTTGTTTAAAAAGTGTAAAAATATTCTTGAATTGTACAATAGTAATGAGGTTCCAGATATGATTGAGAACTTAGATAATCAAAGAGTTGTTAGTTGCAATAGTTTAACCAAAGATGATTTAGTTTTAGGAATAACACTAGTAGAGCAATTTAAAAAACTTTTAAATAATGAAGCAGTTACAGCTGGGGACTATGCTTCTACATTAGCTAAGTGGCAAAGGCTTTAGGAGATAATAATGTCTTTAAAATTCAAGATTCTTGATGAAAGAAACACAGCAACAGTAACAGAAAAAGGACAGTTTGAGTTTTTTGAAGGAGAAAACAGAACATTGAGAGTTCAAATATTTGAATCTGTTGATGATTCTGGGTATTTTATTGAAGCAGGAGGGACTGTTGAGTTTACTTTTCCTGGATCTCCTTCAAATTTAAATAAAACAGGTTCTATCGACAGTAACAATAGATCGGTTATTACAACAGATCTGATACCATTAGATTTAACAACAATAGTTAGCGGAAATTTAATTGCAGAAATAGATGAATTTGGAAATAAAAGAATTGTAAAGAGTAACAATGTTCTTAAAAAATTAAGCAAAGTGCCTGCTTAGATATAAATGTTATGCTTTATATTTTATACTATAACTGTAGTATTATTATAGGTTTTATAAATGAGTTTTGACAGAACAGAAGGTTTAATGACAGTTAATAACTTTAAAGATAGATTTCTTTTAGGCATTAATTTGACATTAGATGATGGCACGCCTTATCCTGATGATTTTTTTGAATACAATCTTAATGCTGCAATATCTACTCTTGAACATGATTTAGATATTTTGATAACTCCTCAGGCTAAGGTTGATAAAGTAGACTATCGTTCTCCAAATTATATGAACTGGAATTATGTTCAGCTTGATTTTTATCCAGTTGTTAGTATTGAGAAATGGAAAGTTATTTATCCCTCTAATAAAACGTTATTTGAATATCCTATAGGGTGGGTAAGAGAAGATAATGACAAAGGGGTTTTGAGGTTGTTTCCTGATTCTGGAACAATTCCTCAGTGGATGTCTAGCACTGCTTTTTTACCTTATTTGATACCAGGACATGCACAAGTCCCTCACATGTATGAAATAGAATATACTGCTGGATTTCCAAATGATAATATTCCGTTTATTTTAAACGATGCAATAGGACTAATTGCATCAATACTTCCTCTTGATACAGCTGGAGACCTTATTGCTGGTGCTGGCATAGCCAATTCGTCTATTAGTTTAGACGGTTTATCTCAAACTATTGGTACAACAAGTTCTGCTACAAATTCGGGATATGGTGCGCGTATATTAAGCTACGAAAAAAGATTAAAATCTAGAATGAGCTCTTTAAGAGACTATTTTAAAGGAATAATTTTTGATAGCATTTGATAAAGTTATAACAATAAGGAAAATACGTTATGCCAAAAAAAATGGATGAATGTGTTAAAAAAGTTAAAAAACAAGATTTTCCTGAAAAGAGCGCTTGGCCTATTTGTGTTTCTTCAATGAAAAGAAAAACTAAAAAATCTTTTGATGATCTTATTTCTGGAGTTATTAAAAACAATAGCTCAGTGGTTAAATCATTAGGTGAAAAAATAAATAGTTTTAGTAAAGCTATTGTAGTTAACAGAGACACAAGAGACTTTACTGATACTAATTCTGTTAATCTTGCAAGATTAAGCAATCCAAAAAGCTATCAGTCTTATATTGAAAAATATACAGAAGAACTAGAACAAAATGGAAATCCTGTTGTTATTCCTCTAAAAAACGATAATATTTTAAAACTTTATAAAGTCGAAGAAGGTCTTTATAGCGGTCATATACAAGGAAAAGAAACAGGAGATATTTCTCATACAATAGATAAAGTTACTTTGCCAGAGTTAGTCAGTCATTTAGTAGTTACTGAAAACATTCCTCTTATAGAAGATACAAATAAAAAAGAAAATGATGACAGCTCTAAAAATATTATTATAAACGTAAATGTTAATAAGTCAAAGGAGAAATCAATGGATAGCTTAGACCAAAAGATAGAAACTTTTTATAAAGGTAAAGTTCTTCCTATTGGCTCTGTAAGTCATGGAAGAAAAAAAGTAGCTGAAGGTAGATGGGTAAATGTCGAAGCTAAAAAACCAGGTAAAGTTCTTTCTTTTTCTGAAGGCAAAAAGGGACTTGAGATTAAAGCTAAAGAGCATAACAGAGCTATGGATCATCATTTTAAAAATGCTATAAAACATGAAAGATATGGGAAAAAATATGCTGAACATGGTGACAACATTACTTCTTTTTATCATGAGGAAATAGCAAAAAGGCATCATAGTATGGCAAAGAAACATGCTAATGCTATAGGAAAAAAATACGGCGAAGAAAAGAGTAAGTCGTATGATAAACATAAAAATACTTTTTTAGAAGGTTCGCCTTCTACTCATGCTTTTATAAAGGAAAGTAATAATAGAAAAATATCTTCTAAAAAGATAGACAGTCTTTTAAGTGGTTTTAAGGCAAGTGCAGCTTTAGATCGTCAAAAACAAAATAAAAATAGAATGAAACCTTATCTTGTAAGGGATAATAAAGAAAAAATGGCTTCATAGTTTTAAACAAAGGAACATTATTATGGATAAAACATATAACAAAAACTTTGATAGAAATAAAAAAGATGTTATTTCTATCATAATTAGTAAAGCTAAAGAGCATTGTGGCTTGGATAAAAAAAAGAGTATAGACTATCTTTTAAATTTTTATAAGAAAAAACAAAATAGTTTTAAAAAATCTTTTGATGATCTTATGGTTGATGAATTGAGTAAAAGTAATTCAATAGATTATAAAATCTTTTCTGAAAAAAAAGAAATATCTAAAAGAATCGTAGATATATTAGATAAAGGAAGCAGTTTGTCTGTTGATAAACCTAAGATATCAAAAGACTTTCTTAAATCAATAAAAAAAAGAGAATTTAATTATGAAAAAAAAGCAAAAGGTAAAACAGAAAGAAAAACAGATCGTTTGATTAAAAGGGCTATAAATGAAAATGTTAGAGGGTAGTTACTTTGCCAAACAGACCTAAAACTAACCCTTACGGTAAATCCATATCTGTTCCTTTAAAGAACCAAGATTTTAGTAAGCTTATTGCCGACCATGGGATATATGTCAGGCATGAAAAAGTAACAATTTGTCCACATGTTTATAATCAAGAGAGTAATCATGCTGATATAACATGTAATGTTTGTGATAATGGAAAAATCACTTTTGATTCTAAAGATGTTTGGCTATTGTTATATTCGGTTAAAATGGAGCAAATGCCACAGGTTCAAGGAATTTGGGAGACTGGGGATGTTCTTGCAACGTTCCCAGGTTACTATGAAGACCTCTCTGTTGTAAGAGTTGATTACATTGATAAAATTACAATATTAGATTTTTCAGAAAGAATGAGCGATCTTGTTGTAAGAGACAGTTCTAATGACATTGATAGAATAAGATATGAAGTTGTAGATGTTCATGACATAAGAACAAAAACTACAGTTTATGAAAAAGATACTGATTTTGTTATAGAAGATACAAATATCAAATGGATATCAGCTAATAGGCCGTCTGCTGGAGAAGTTTACGCTCTGGCCTATCAGTACAGGCCAGTATATAGAATATTAAGTTTTTTTCATGAGTCTAGGTATTACTATGATTCATTTAAAAAACCTATTAAAACGCCAGTTTATCATCCTATACAGGCACAAATTAGAAGAGATTATATTTTAGAAGATAGAAAAGGGTATAACTAATTTATATTTTTAAATCATGGACATAAACATTAAATTAGAATCAAAAGGTTTATCGTTAAATAGTTTAGGTATAGAGCAAGAAAAAGCTTTACAAGAGGCGATAAAGTCTCTTGCACATAATGTTTATGATGAAATATTGTTAACTGCAAAAAACACCTTAAATACTTCACTTAGGACTTACGAAAAATCTTTGGAATTTAAAGAGTTTGGAAACATTTACCTTATATCTATTTCTGAGCCTGGAATTTATTTTGAAAATGGATTTAGTGATTTTGATATGATTCCAGGACTTACTGGAGGCTCTAAAGCTAAAGTTTCTAAGAAGGGCTATAAATATAACATTATACCCTTTAGACATAAGCCTACTTCTAAAGCATATGGAGGAAACAGAAAGGGCAACTATTATGAAAGCCTTAAGAAAACTGTTAGAAATATGAACAAGATACAGCCTAGGGAAATAAGAGATCGTTCTGGTAGGGTTATGGGGCATGTAATAGCAAAAGCAAAGAGCACAGAATCAGGAATAACAGCAGGAATGATAAAGGTACAAAAAAAATATAACACAACAAAGCAAAGCACTTATTTAACTTTTAGAGGTGTTTCTGATAACCCTGAGTCTAAGAGCTTTTCAGGATGGAAGCATCCAGGATATCCAGGGCTAAAGGCTTTTAATAAAGTTGAAAAATTATTAGATAGTCAAGTAAATGATATTATTAAAGTAATATTTGGTGTATAAATATGTTTATTTTTGTTGATTTAGTTCTTGAAACTATCATATCAGAGGGCCTTGATGACATGAGGAATAACCTTGACGATAGGCTTAATATTATTTTTGCTCAATTAAAGGAAAGTTATTTAAATGCTGAATACGGCCAAACTGAACTTAATAGGTTTAAAACTTTTTTAACTAATGAAACTATTCAAATAGTTCATAGCTATAGACAAATAGAGCAAAGGCTTCCTTGTATATATATCCAGCCTGTAGGTGGGGGTGAACAAGAGCCTAAATCTTTTATTAACGATTATAGCGGAGATACAGATACTCTTGGAGGCGGGGGAACCTTTATAAGTGATAGAAAAGAAGAAAAAACGCTTGCTATTCAAGATCAGATTCAGGTTGGAATCCATGTAGGCGATCCAGGAGGAATAACAGCGCTTAGGTGGTTATATGCATCATTGGTGTATTATATTTTTTCAAGAAAAGAAGATCTAGTCAGTAGAGGAATAGATTTATCTACATGGAACACAACTGATTTTAATAGATTAAATGAGCTGTTAGAAAATGTTTATTCTAGGTATTTAACTTTTAATTGTTTGAATTATGTAAGTTGGACTAAAAGGGAATCTGAAACAATAATTACCGATATAGATATGCATGGAGGAGTAGATGCTTCAGAGCCAGGTCAAAACTTAGGTGGTATTAAAATAAAAAGTACAAAAGATAAAGAGTATGAAGAAAAATCTGTTTACACTATAGATAAGTGAGATCATATGTCTTTTATAAAATCATATTCTATTGATTTTATTAAGTTTAAAAAAAGGTTTAAATTATTAAAGTTAGGATCTGAACTAGAAGCTAATAACTCATGGAAACATTTACTAGGCAATAATAATGTCATGAAAAAAAAGACTCTAGAAAAATTAAAAAATAAAGGTATAAGGCTTAGTGATTTAAACACCTTAAGAGTATTAATAAAATCTTCTATTTAAAGATGGAGTTCGCTTATTTATCTTGTGTTATTTAATAGATAAGATAAATCTTTTATACTTATAAAGTAAGGAGAATTATAATGAAAAAAAATAAAAGAAAAGGTAAAATTGAGGAAAAAAAAACCTCTAACAAAAAGTTAGAGGTAACAAAAAACAAAATGCCTGTAGGTATTAGCATAAAACCTTGGCTAGTTAAACATAATATTAAAAAATGGGAATGGCATCCTAGAGAAGTATATGCAAAAAAAAACAATATGACAATAGCAACTTTACAAGAGTGGAATAAGTTTTTTGAAAAATATTAATAGTAGATGGAAGGAATTAAAAAATGGCAATTAAGATAGGCTTTAATGGAGCTAGTATTAATAAACCAGGAGCATATAGCGCTCTTAAAATATCACCTTTATCAGGATTTCCTTTAACTCCTACAGGAATAATAGGAATAGTAGGGCCAGCTGACGGAGGCGCTCCTGGTTTTTCTGGTCCTTTTTCTCAAGACAGTATACAAACAGCTAAACAATCTTATGAGAGTGGCCCTATTGCTGATGCTATAGATTTACTTGTAAATCCAAGTAATGATGAAAGGATTGTTAATGGTGCTTCTACAATTTATATTTATAAAGTAAACAATTCAACTCAATCTACATTAGATCTTGCGAGTTCATGGGGGACTTTTACATCTAAAAAATATGGGTTAAGCGCTAATCAAGTAAATTCTAAAATAGAAACCGCCCAGGCAGAAGTTAACCCTACTTTTTCTTTTACTTATGTGGCTCCTAGCACTGATGCTACTTTTGGCGCTAGAGTAAACGGAGGTGCACAGGTAAATGTTAGTATTGTTTCAAGTGATATTGCATCAGCAGCTGCAACTAAAATAGATGGCTTAACTGGATTAACTGCAACAGAAGATAGTGGAATTATAACAGTTACTCTTACAAATAGCTCAGCAAGTGGTCTTGGGCTATCTCTTGAGATTTATGATGGTGTAGGAACAGATGATTTGACAGATATAGGCATTTCTGCAGGAGATATCGGAATTGTTCACTCAAGTACAGCAGAAGAACAAGTACAATATACTTTAAATCATGTTAATGAAGAAGAAGAGGTATCTGAGGCCTTGGGTGGTACTTTTGGCATGTATCTTGGTTATGATGGCACTACTGGAACAGTAACGGTTTCTGATACTCAACTAACTACAACTGTTGTAGGAGGATTAGGGGCAAATTTAACGATAAATTTTGCTGATTATAATAATTTGCAAGAAGTTATTTTCTATATAGATACTCAGACGGGATATAGCTGTTCAACTGACTATGTTTCTGCCTCTGTAGTTCAGCCTACTGTTCTTGATAATGTAACATCAGCTGGAATTTGTTCTGAAGCAGTTGACATAAAACCAGGAAAAATTAAAATCGATAGTTATGAATTTAGTTCTTATGTAAATGATAATTCTAACCTTTCTACCTGCGTAGAAACATTGAAATTAGGGTTACCTGATGCTTTAACAATAACTTACTTCACTGGTGGTATTCTTGGAACATCTGCAAATAGCAATTTTCAAGCAGGATTTGATAAACTTAAACTGTTAAGGATAAACTCAGTAATACCTTTAATTGCTAAAGATGGATCTTCTGAAGGTTACGGGACTTATGATTGGGATACTGTAGCAGCACAACTCTTAACTCACGTTAAATGGGGATGGAGTACGATAGGAAAAAGTGAAAGAAACGGTTATATAGGTAAAGAAGGAACTAAAGATGAACTTATAACAACTGCTAAGACATTAAATTCTGGTTATCTAAGTGTTACTGGACAAGAAGCTAAAAGAGTTAATTCTGCAGGCAATTTGGTCTTTTTGCCAGAATGGTCTAGCGCATGTCTTGTAGCTGGAATGCAAGCAGGATCTGAGACAGGAGAGCCTCCTACATATAAGTATGTTAACGCGTCAGGAATCCAACAAGATGCTTCTTGGGACCCTAAACTAGATTTTTCAGAATTAATAGACGGTGGAATTACCTTTATTGAAAATGTAGATAGTGGTGGTTATAGGATTGTTGTCGGTAATACAACTTACGGTAAAGATAGCAATTTTGTTTGGAATAGAATATCTGTAGTTGAGGTTGGGGGCTATGTTTCTTATGATTTAAGGACTGCTCTTGAAAATGAGTTTACAGGAACAAAAGCAAAAACAGGTACTGCTACGGCTATACTTAATTTTATTAAAGCTAGGATGACTCAATATCTTAATAGTAATATCATTGTTGCAGATGATGACGCTCCTCTTGGCTATGAAAATCTTAGTGTAGTAGTTAATGGCAATACTGCGGTCATTAACTCAACAATATTCCCAGTTCAAGGAATAGACTTTATTTTACCCACGTTCTATCTTGATTCTGCCGTTCAAACTGCTTAATTGTCTCGTCTTTATGTTAGGGTATTATTTAAATAATACCCTAATTTTTCTTATTTAATTTTCTTCCTCAAGTTCTTTTTTAACTCTTCGAACAAGTTACTCTGTTGATTTTTTCTAAAATTTATATTATATTGTTCTTATGATAGAAAAAAAATATAAGAATAAAAAATGGCTTTATAGCAGGTATGTTATAAGACAAATGTCTTTAAGACAAATAGCTAGTGAATGCAGTAAAGACATTGGTACTATGAAGAATTGGCTGAATAAACATGATATTCCAATGCATAGCAAAGAAGTTCAGTCTTCTATCCATTCTAGAGCAATAAAAAATAGAGATAAGAGTTTTCAGGAAAACAGAATAAAAAAGATTAAAAGTCTTTGGGATGAAAAAAGAAAAGTAAATTTTCCTTTATTAAATAAGGAATTTTTAGAGAAGAATTATCCTTTAAAGATTGTAAGGGATTTAGCTGAAGAAATAAAATGCACTAAGCGAATGATACATGAAGCTTTAGATAGTTATAATATAAAGAAAAGAACATATAAGGAAGAGCATGAGTTGTCTCAAAGGAAGAGGTATGAATCAATACGTAACAATACTTTTCACAATAAAGAGTGGTTAGAAGAAAAGTATAAAAATAGCTGTATAACTGATATATCAAAAGAATGTGGTGTTAATGCAGGTGCAATTTCTTATTGGTTGAATGTATTTAATATTCCAAAGCATGATAAAAAAACAAGAAAAGAAACTTTAAGAATAAAAGTAAAAGAGTATTGGAACAGTCTTACTGATAAAAACAGAAAAGAACTTACGATAAAAATACATAATTCTAAGAAAAAGAATGGTAGTTATGGGAAATCATTTACCGAAGATTTATTTGCTAGAAGCTTAATACAGAATAATATTAAATTTGAGAGACAAAAAAAATATGACAGATGGCTTATAGATTTTTATCTTATTGATTATGGTATTTATATTCAGTTTGATGGAGATTATTGGCACGGTCATTTAAATACTATAGAAGAGTTAGAAAAAACAGAACAGGGAAAAGTAATTATTAAAACAATGAAAAGGGATAGTGAGCAAAATAAAGCTATACCTAACCTTATTAGAATTTTGGATAGTGAATTTAACGATAGTTTATATTACTCTTATGACAGTGGGAAATGTAAAGATGAAATTGATAAAATAGTTAAAATGAAGGGGGATTATTTTAGCTCTCCTATGTACAATAAAATTGTTCTGACGTATCAGCCTAGTTTTTATGAAGAAGAAAATAAGAGATGGAAACATAGGAAAATAAAGGAAAAAATAATTAAAAACAGGTGTTCTTATTTAAACAAACTACCTTATGAACTAACAGATAAAGAGATACTTAGAGGCTTTAAAATTTCTGGCGTTAACTATGGGTTTAGTCATTTCAATCCTCTTTGGATAAAAGCTTTTATAGAAGAATATAGCATTAATAGTATATATGATCCATGTGCTGGATGGGGTCATCGTTTACTAGGAGCTAACAACATTAAATATATAGGTAATGATATAGATACTACTGTTACTAATGGTCTTTTCAACATAGCAAAAGAGTTCAATTTACGTGATAAAATAATATACAATTACGATTCAAGTGAGTTTATACCTAAAGAGAGATATGAAGCTGTTTTTACATGTCCTCCTTATTTTAATTTAGAAAAATATAGTAGCAAAGAGACATCAACTAACAAGTATCCTGTTTATTCAGATTGGTTGAATCTTTGGTGGAAAAACACAGTAAGAAACAGTTTAGTTAATTGTTCTAAATATTTTTGCTATGTTATATGTGATAAGTATAAAGAGGATATGAACAAAACATGTGTAACTTTAGGGCTAACTAAGGTAAAGGAGATAGAGCTAGGCTCTTCTAAAAAAGTATCTCACTTTAATAGAGCTAATAAAAAAGAAAAAGTTAAAAGTGATATATTAGTTATTTTTATGCTATAGCTTAATAGTTTATATATGTAGTCGTGTAAATTATACTATTAAGAGTAGATGGAATAAAAGCTTACTATATTAGTTTTAATAAAAGGAGATAACAATGGGAAAAGTTGTAACTGGTGCTAGAGCTATTTTTAGAATTAACGGGCAAAAAATAGCTTATGCATCAAATGTTAGTTATAACGAGAACATAGCTATCGAAGACATTAATGTTTTAGATAAATATAACCCCGAAGAACTAGCCGAAACAGGGTACACAGTAGATTTTACTTGTAATGTTTTCGTACAAGAAGAAAGCACAATAAAAGAGCTTGGGTTAATGCCAAGATTTGAAGAACTAATGACAACAGGAGTCATGACATCAGAAATAATTGACCATAAAACTGAAAAAGTTCTTCTTGTTCTTTCTGGTGTTAAAAGCATAGGTAGATCTGGAACTATAGACTCTAGAGGAACAGCCACAGAAACTTGGAACTTTAGAGGATTAAAAGAAGAAAGTTAAAATAGTTACAACAAAACAAATAAAGGAAAAACAAAAATGATAGATTTGCCAGTAATGGAACATACATTTGAAATAAATAAAAAAGGAAAAAATGCACAAAAAGTATATACGGGTTCATTTACTTATAAGAGGCTTTCTATAGGAGATCAATCAAAAGCAGGAATATTAAAAACAAAACTTAACGGTGACCTTATAAACGTTGATCAAGATGTCAATCATTTGCACGATATGTTAAGTTGGCTTAGATACGGATTAATAGAATATCCAGAATGGTGGAGAGACTGTAACTTTGGGAATGATCTTTTTGATGTAGACATAATCGAAGACATTTATAGACAGGTTTTTAAGTTTGAAACCGAGTGGGTAAAAAAGATAAATGAAAACTCTAATTCCTCTACAGAAACTAGCAGTAAAGAGGATAAATAGAGATCCTAATTTTTATTTAACTCAATGGTGGTGTAATAAATATAATTTACCACGAAATCATTCCTTATTGTTATCCCTAACCTGGGAAGAGTTATACTTCGAATACATCACAGATTTTTATTCCAATAGCCCTGACGACTTAAAAGAAGCTGAGGGGCTATTGGGTTACAAAGAAGGCTCTTGGACTGGTTCTACTTCTGATAAGCATGAAAAAGATATGAAAGCTAAGTTAAAAAAACTACCGAAGGTTGATTTATCTGAATGGCAAGAAGATGTAGAAAAAGGGAACGATCAATTTGAGGATACTTTTAACGAGGAGTTAGATGGAAAAAACGATTAAAATATCTGCGGATATAAAAAACGTAAAGAGTAGCCTATCTGAACTTGATGGATTAATTAAACAAACTGTTAAACTCCCAAGAAAAATTGACATCCTTGATAAGAATCAAGTTGATGTAATGAAGAAATGGGCTTCTAAACAAATACCTACCGTTAGAAAAGACCTAATAAAGTTAAAAGATTCAATGAAGGGAATGTCAGACGTAAACCTTTTATTAAAAACTAAAAAAGAAGCTATTAGTTTAGAAAAACAATTAAAACGACTTGAAAAAATAAAGATAGGTAAATTAGAAGGAACTAAGCCTGGAATGCTTAGTAAGATGCCAGGAATCGGTAAAATGGGCGCATTAGCGATGGGTGGCCTAGCTGGCCTTGGCGTAATGAGAGGAGTTCAAGGGTACGGCCAAAGAATGACAGAAGTTCCTCAAAGGCTTAGGCTAGCAGGAGCAATGGGAGTAGATCAATATAAAGGATTTCGTAAACAAGGCGGAGCTTATAGAGGAAAAGAATTAGGATTTGATGTTAACGAAACACTCGAACAAGCAAATAAATTAATAAGAGCCGTTGGAGATTTAAGAGGATTAACTCAAGTACAAAAAACTGCTCGTGCTTTTGGGATGGATTCAGGCCAAATAACCTCCCAGATGGGAGCGCTAAGAAAGGCAGGAGGTCAAGAACAAACTCAAAAGAACTTTGCTTTATTAGTTGGTTCAGCTGTATCAAGTAATCTTGACCAAGGCTTGCTTGCTGAGTATATGGAGGCTACTTCTGGTTTCGTTCAACAAATAGCTACTGAAGGAACAGCTGATACAAAACAATTAATGACGGCAGTAAGTGGAATAGTAAGGCAAGGTGGTTTATTAGAAGATTCTGCAAGAACAACATCTAGACTTACAAGCGTACATGAAAGCATAAAGCAATCTCAAGGGGCTAAACTTGGATTTTTTGCTCAAGCGTTTGAGGGCATGCTCGGACCTAAATCTACAGGATCACAGGCGCTCCTTGCTCTTAATCAAGGTTTGTTTGGCGCAAACACATCTAGGTTAACAGCTATAGATCCGCAAGAAAGGTCACAATTAGGGTTAGGAGGAGCAGGATTCCAGAGAAGATCTCAGGCAATAACTGAATCTTTTGATCAATTAACTAAAGGAATGGACGTCTCTTCTAAAGCTTTAATTGCTAGTAAGTTAACTGGAGTTAAAGATGCTGGTGAAGCTTATAACTTTATGAACTCATTAAAACAAGGTAACTATTCAGAAGAAGAATTAAAACGAAAATACAAAGAAGCAAAAGCTACACCAGAAGAATCAGCAATAAACGATATGAAAACTCTTCTTGATATGAGGTTAAAGACTGTAGACTCACATAACAAAGAGCATTTGTCTAGGTTAGGTGAAATAATAGCTCCTACTATAGCAGATGTTAAAGCTACTCTTTTAGATATAGAAGACGCTACATTAACACCAATACTTAGAGAGCTTTCATCTAACTTACCGCAAATGGTGGAATTTCTTGGTTCATTAGTAAAACATTTTACAGGTGACGAAGGGTTTTTAGGTAAAATAGGTAAAGGCCTAGCTAATCTTATTACAGGCGGCGAAGTGTCTAGAGTAGAAAAGGAACTTAAAGATCTACAGAAAAAAAGTCTGTTAAGTGACTTAAGAGAAAAAAAAGTACAAAGGCCTCTTAGAGAATCTTTGCAAAATCTTAAAGCACCTTCTTCTAACTTAACTACAAGAGATGTAAGAAGAATAGAGAAAGGAATGTCACAAGCTACTCCTGAACAGGTAGAAACTATTAAAAAACAAGCTTGGGAAAAAATAGCTGTTACTACATTAGACATAGCAAGGAGTAGAAAAGAAGGAAAAGAAATAAATGAAGGTCAATCAGTACAATCTATACTTAATGCTTGGAAGTTACTCCCTAAAAATACTGATAGGCCTAAAAAATTAACCAGCATAATGGGCGATGTTTTAAAAATAACTAAAGGCGATCCAGAATTAGAAAAACACTGGGAAAATGTAACAAAACAAATAAAACAAAAATCTAAAAAAGATGGTAGGGAATTAGATTTAAGCTCTAATGCTCTTAACATTAGAAAAGATGACATTCAAAGTAGGGAATTAGATTTAAGCTCTAATGCTCTTAACATTAGAAAAGATGACATTCAAAGTACAGAGTCTGCCTTAATACCTCAGGTTGAATTGCCTAGAAGTGATATTGAAAATATAGAGAAAAGAAAAATCACACAAGAATCAGCACAATCTCAAGAAAGTAAAGAAAAGAGCAATTCTAGCTTAGACTCTAGAATATCAAAATTAGCTAATTCAGTAGAAAAATTAATAAGAACAGTAGACGTCAATACTAAATCTACAGATGATAATACTAGAGAAAAAAAGCCTACATCTCAAGGCTTTATAAAGTATCAGCCTGGAACAGTGGGCGGTTCTTTTGGAACTAGGAGAAGCTGATGGCAAATACTTTTGGATCAGGTGATTTATCAGGAGGAAACAATAAAGGTGTTAGGGTTCCTGTAAGTACAGTTAGTGCATGTAGGGTTGTTGTCTATAGCTACAGAAACAGGGTTGTTACTGGGAGCGTAGCAGAAACCACATCCAACAGAATAGAAATACAAAAAGAAATGCTGTCTTATGAATATACTAAGAATATAGGTTCTCCCTCTGGATCTTTTACATTTCAAGTAACAGCTAACAAGAACTGGAAAGCTGTTATTTCTCCAGGTGACTGGGTTGTAGTTTACTTATCAAATGAAGGTAAAGAGCATAAAAGACTGCTAGGCAATGTAGATAGGGTTTCTCAGTTTACAACTAGAAACGACAAGGGGTTATTAGAAACTAGCTACGTTATATCTGGTAGAGATTTCGGCAAAGTATTTGAAACAACTAACATATGGTTTCATCCTTTAAATACAACTAAATTAATATTACCAGTTATCCTTCTAAAAGGAAGCCCTGATACATTAATAAACAAGCTGTTAGGTCTATTTTTAGGTAAAGATATTCCAATCAAGGCATTATTAAAACAAATACAATTATTCCAGTATCAGGTGCTTCCTATAGGGTTAGCTCTTGAGCTTGGAGCTACAGGAATTAGTTTTTATGATATTTTACAGAAAAACACTCAAAAATTACAGGGTAAAAAAGTAATTGATAATTTATCTACGATACAAGGAGATATATGGAGCATATTAAAATCTAACAGTAACGATGTAGTAAACGAATTATATACTGAACTTATAGATGGCAAACCTACGATAACATTGAGAACAAAACCTTTTGCTAAAAAATCTATTACTAATGGTCCGACTAGTGATATTAATTATTTTTTAGATTTGGATCAGGTTATAGTAAAAGGAGCAGATATTATTGGAAGTGATTTAGGGACTTCTGATGAAGACAGGTTTAATTTATTTTTAATGACTGCTAATGCTGATTTCCTTGGCGTTTCACAACTTGCTAGTCAGCTTAGACCTAACTGGCCTAACATTCAACAAGCATCAATTCAAAGGTATGGTCTTAGGATAATGTATGTCGATACAGATTTTGCTTTAGTAAGTGGAGATGGCAAAAATGAGAAAATTAAACCAGAATTGTTAAGAGAGTGGAATGAATTGCTATATCATTTTTACAACAACGCTATTTTTCTTGAAGCTGGAACGATTGAGTTAGAAAAAGCTAACCCTAATATTAAGGTAGGAAAAACCCTCATCATACAACAATCACAGATAAACCAAAATAAAATATTTTATATAGAAGGTTATAGCGATAACTGGAGCTATCCTGGAAACTGGAAACAATCTCTCCAGTTAACAAGAGGTCAGTATCTTGTTAAAGGCAGTGAAAAATTTACTTATACAATAGACTCTAAAGATAAAGTTTATACTGGTCAAACAGTTTACAGTAAAGTAGTAAGGTAGTTTTTGTTTTTTAATTGTTTAAACAACATATAAAAAATAAGGAAACAAATGAAAATAGATCCGACAAAGAATACTCTTATATGTGGAGATAATGTGAAATGGTTAAATTGGACACCTAATAATTCAATAGATTTATGTTATATAGATCCTCCATTTTTCACTAATAAGGATTATGGAGAATTTAAAGATAAGTTCAAGGATATTAAAGAATACATAGAATGGATGAGGCCTAGAATAGAATTAATACATAAGAAATTAAAAGATACAGGTTCTATATTTCTTCATTGTGATTGGCATGCTTCACATCGACTTAGAGTTTTATTAGATGATATTTTTGGAGAGAAGAATTTTATTAATGAGATTATTTGGTATTATGGACAAAGAAATTTAAAACATATTAAACATATCAATAGAAAACATGATAGTATATTTTGGTACTATAGGACAGATAAATATGTTTATAATGAGCTTAGAACAAAATATACTATAGAAGAAATTAGATCTTGGAGAGGGACAAAAACAGATTTAAAAGGTGAATATTATTTAGAAAACGCGGGAAAAAATAAACCTAGATATAAAAGATATGTAACAGATATTTTGAAAGATGGGAAATTATTAGACGATGTATGGAAAATAAGAATATTAGGGTCTAACAGCTCTGAACGCATCGGCTACCCCACCCAAAAACCAGAATCATTAATCAAACGCATAGTTGAATGTGCATCAAATCCAGGCGATATGGTTTTGGATTGTTTTTCAGGTGGAGGAACTACTGCGAAAGTATGTGCTGATTTAAATAGGAAGTTTATAGTTGGTGATGTCTCCTCTAAAGCTATTGAAATAACTAATAAAAGATTAGATGAGAAATGTTCAAATGTTACTTATGAAACTAAGATAATAAAATGAATTTATTTAATGGACATATGCAAAGTAGTGGAATAAAAAGGTATTCTGATTCTCCTGTACCAAATAAGCTATGGGGAATTATAAAAGGACAGATTGAAAAAATAATTTTAATTGATGACAACGAAAATAATACTTTTGAATATTTTGGTGTTAAATCTGTTCAATATGTAATTAGAATAATTGGATCTCAGAATGATGGTCTTTTTATTAAAAGCGTTATTGATAGTTCTAACTTAGGCGGGAAACATAATTACTCTGAAGTTGTTAGAGAGGGTGATAAAGCTAAAAGTGGTCCGTATTCTAGCAATGTAGGACTTGGAGATGATAAAGATCCAAGTAAAAAACATGGAGATATGGTTTTGGTTGCTTTTATAAACGGAAACCAAGATTCAGGTGTAATTATATCAGGATTTCCTCATCCTAAAAATGAAAGAACAGGTCCCAATAAAAATGATGGAATTAGAAAAATATCAGAGTTTAATGGAATAGAATCTCATATAGATAAAAATTCTAATTTTAGGTTAAGACATCGAGGCAGAAAAAATGGAGATGGAAAGATAGAAAATGAAAAAGGAGTAGGCACAGAATTAATATTATTTGAAAATGGAGATATTCAAATAGATTTATACGGAAAATCTGATGATGATATAAGTAAATCTATTGATGAACAGACAAAAGACTTTAGGATTAGATTAACAAAAGAAGATAAAAAACTTGAAGCTTTTATAAATGAAAATGAAATAACTGTAGACGAATTAGGTATTAATATAACTGATAAAAACAAAAATAAAATAATTACAAACAAAAACGGTGTTGATATAGAGGACTTAAGCTCTAATAAAGCAACTATGGATAACAATGGAATAAAAATTAAAGAAAATAACGGAGGAGAGTTAAATCTATCTGGAAGTAAAGTAGCTTTAGGTTTTGGCTCTATCGAAGTTTTAGATAATATAAGTAAGTTAGCACAGGAAGCTGGAAAACTAGCACAAGAAGATTCTCTTCATATACATCCTACAGGAGTTGGTCCTAGCGGACCTCCTACAAATTCTGCTTCTTATGTAGCAATTAAAGCTGCATGTGATACAATTGAAGTTTTAATTAACAATATAAAGGGGTCTTTATAAAATGATTTTAACAGATACTAAAATTAAAGAAAACATAGAAAAAGGTTTAATTGTTATAGCTCCTTATAAAGAGGAATGCTTAGGATCTAATAGTTATGATGTTCATATTGGAGACACTTTAGCTACTTATGTAGATGTTAATCTTGATTCAAAAAGACATAATAAGATTGATGTTTTTAAAATTCCACATGACGGATTTGTTTTAAATCCTAATGAATTTTATTTAGGTGTTACAAAAGAACACACTGAAACCCATAAACATGTTCCTTTTTTGGAAGGCAAGTCTAGTGTTGGACGATTAGGCATTAATATACATGTAACTGCTGGTAAGGGAGATGTTGGCTTTTGTAACACATGGACTTTAGAATTATCTGTTAAAAAGCGTGTTCGTATTTATTCTGGCATGTTAATTGGGCAGTTGGTATTTTTTGAAATATCTGGTGACGTTAGTGTGCCTTATAATAAAAAGAATTCTGCAAAATATACAAAAAAAACAAATATGCCAGTAGAATCTATGATGTGGAAAAACTTTGTAAAGTAATACATGCCAATTGATGACTTAAGTACGTGGCAAACAACTATGGCAGATATTCCTAAAGTATCAGATAATAGTTGGGCTACAAATTTTTCTAATTGGACTGATGAAAGAGTAACTGGAAAAGCTCAATTAACAGGAGTAATAACAACTAATTTTCCTTTTTCTTTTAACAAGACTATTTTTAAAAACTCTTTATTAACAATATCTTCATCTGTTGATGTTTTAATAGCAGCAAATAACTTTGCGTCTGTTTGGGAGACAGCTATTTTAGCATCTTTATTTTTAAATGTTATGCCAGGGGATAACTTTGGTGTTCCAACTCCTGCGACTATTTGGAGTTCAATAACTTCTTCTTTAATTGATATACCTAGCATATCAGTAGCAAAAGCACTTTTAATAGCAGGGTTAACAGGATCATCTCCAGTTAGTGATCCTTTAGATTCTGTTTTCCCTGAAGCTTTTAGGAGTGCTTTTTTATCTTTAACTGGTACGGTAACAGGCTTAAATAGCCTACCTCCTCCTTCAGGCCCCCAGCCTTTAATTGTAGCATCTGTTTCTTTACTATAATAAAAACTGTTAATATTTTATAAATAACTTAGTTAACTATTATATTATAAAAATTAAATAAATTGTGATATGATGTTTAAAGTCGTAGTTTATTGGATCGATAAAATAATAAAACATAAACAACGAAATGTGTAATAAATAAAAAATCATGAATAATACAACAAACAAAATGAAAGGTAATATGAATAATACACCGGAAAAGAAAAGAGGGTCAAAAATATTTTTTACTTCCGACACACACTTTGGTCAACAAAGAACATTAGAATTATCAAAACGCCCTTTTAAAACGGTTGAAGAGATGGATGAAACCATGGTTTTGAGCTGGAATTCTAAAGTTAAAAAAGAGGATACAGTTTTCCATTTGGGTGATTTTGGAAAACCTTCAGTTATCACCCAATTAAAAGCAAGATGTTCAAGGCTTAATATACGATGGCATAATGTTTTAGAAGGGTGTATTAGTGAGTCTTTAAGTAGGATATGATGAGATAGGAATATATTATAAAAAACAAATTAAAAGAAAGAAAACAATGGAAATAAATAAAAAACAAAATAATTTTCAAGCTAAAACCCTTACCACATGTGACCTAAAGGCTTTAACACAAGAAGATAGCAGTTTTATCTTCAATTGTTTTTTAGAAATTCTTAGGCATAATGTTGTTTCAGATAAGCCAAATGCTTTCAATAAGATATTTACGTTATTTCTTTGCAAGATTGTTGACGAGGATAGAGAGCCTGATGAAGAGCTACATTTTCAATGGCTAGAAGGTCAAGACGATAATATTTCATTTCAGAAAAGATTGACAGACCTTTATAACAGAGGAATGTTAGAGTTGTTGGACAAAAAGGTAACTGATATCAGTGACAGTGAATTTGACAAGAAGTTCGGACAATTAGAAGGTAAGGCTAAGGATGAACTCAAAAAAATTATAACTGAAATACGGCTTAAAAAGGATAGTGAATTTGCTATTAAAGAAGTCTATGACGATGTGTCTTTTCAAGACAATGCAATAGTTGTAAGAGAATTGGTTGAATTATTACAATTCTATAAAATAAAATATAATTACCGCCAGCAATTTTTAAGTGATTTTTTTGAGTTGCTTATAAGCACTGGATTTAAACAAGAATCAGGGCAATTTTTTACTCCTGTTCCAGTAGCAAAATTTATCATAAAAAGCTTACCTATAAAAGAAATTATTTGTGAAAAAATTAAGATAGGAAATAAAAACGATTTATTACCTACAATTATTGACTATGCGTCAGGAAGTGGACATTTTTTGACCGAATCAATGGAAGAAGTTCAAAATAATATTAATAATATTAATGAAAGCATATTAAGTCCTGATATAAAAGAAATTATCAAAAAATGGAAAGAAATGCCTCTTAGTTGGGCTAAAGACTATATTTACGGTATAGAAAAAGACTATAGGTTAGTTAAAGTTTCAAAAGCTAGTTGTTATCTTCATGGAGGAGGATTAATAAATATTATTCATGGTGATGGACTAGGTGATTTTGCTACTTCTAATGAATTTAAAGGCTTACTCAAAGAAACGGATCAAACTTATACACAAGATAACAAACAGTTTGATATTGTCATTTCAAACCCCCCTTATTCAGTTTCAGCTTTTAAAGGATTAATGGATGAGGAAAAGTCAAAAAGGGGGTTTGATCTTTATACTAATTTAACTGACAAAAGTTCAGAAATAGAGTGTTTATTTATCGAGAGAACGAAGCAACTGCTAAAAGATGGAGGAGTGGCTGGTATTATTCTGCCAAGATCTATTTTAAGCAACACAGGTATTTATACTAAAGCCAGAGAAATTATTTTAAAATATTTTGATATTGTTGCTATTACTGAATTAGGAAGCAATACCTTTATGGCTACTGGTACGAATACTATTATTTTGTTTTTAAGACGTAAGAATAATGAAGATTGGATTAAGGTTAAAGGTTTAATTGATAGTTTTTTTATCAATATACAAGATGATAGCATCAGTGGTTTTGAAATACCAGCATCAGTATCAAAATACATTTCACATGCTTGGGATAGTATTTCATTTGATGATTATAAAACATTATTGCAAAAACAACCCAACGAAGCCGTACAGCAACACGAAACCTATAAAGAATACAAAAAGAAAATAAAAGCTAAAAATGAGCAAGAAGAGTGGAATAAAATAATTGAATTGGAGAAAGAAAAATTACTTTATTTCATTATTGTCTATTCGCAAAAAGCAGTATTGGTAAAAACTGGTCATAAAAAAGAAGAAAAACAGTTTTTAGGTTATGAATTTAGTAATCGTAGAGGCAGCGAAGGTATACATCCAATACAGAGAGGAAAAAAAATAGATGAATGCACAAAGCTTTTTTAATCATAACATCCTTAACAATAAAGAAAAAGCTAATTACTATATTTATAAAGCTTTTAAAGGAGAATTTGATTCTTCAATATATGAAAACTTACAAAATAATGTTTTTAGTTTTTGTTTAGATGATATGATGACTTTTGATAGAATTAATTTTGAGAAAAATATATCATTGTCAGGTAAAAAAAAGGAATTAAATATTTGACTTCGCATTATGTTAATTTTTCCATCAATATTTCTTGTCAATCTATATTTTTTGTGTTAGATTGCTTTTTATAAAATTCTTTGACTTTAGTTTTTAGTTCTTGAATAGATTTTACAACTCTTTGCTAGACCAATGATCTCAAAACATCTTGAAACTAATGCTCTAACACCAATATTTTCGGTTAATTGTCTATGCCAATGAGTTCCTTTGCAGGTTTATTGTCTTTTAGATATTTTGCAACATCTGGTTCTAGAGTGTCATAAATTAGTTTTATGACAAGTTTTCCCCACCATTTAGGGCGATTCTTTAGAGGGGTACTCCAATTAGTTAATCTTCCAAACTCTTCCCACAATTCATCAGGAAAAGTTTTTTCCCAAGCTCTTAATTCTTCAGCTATATATAGCCTGAGTTTGATTTGCAGCCCATCTTCTTTACGCTCATATTGATAACCTGTAACTTCATCTATTAGGGCTTCTAATCCAATATCAGCACATGCAGAAAGAAGAATGCTACATTTTATAGCGATTTCTTTTTGTCTCTCTGTTTGTAATGCATTATCGCTAAGTGCCTTGACATATGCTCTACAAATATTAAGAAATTGTCTTGCTTCTAAGCATTTAGCTATTTTAGACTCTCCTGGGATGCTCAAATCAATAAGTTCCGCACGGATAGATTCAGCGTCCAGATAGGGGTTTTAGTGGATTTATCCCTATATAATCCGCAAGCCCACTTCTTTTTTTCTCTGCAATCGCTTTAACCATTCCTATTTGGCTTATTAACCTTTTACCAGTATCTGATACATAGCAACCAACTCTATTAGTTTTATATTTAGAAATAGACAAATTCGTAATTTATATTAATAAATTTAAAAAATAAAAAAAATAGTTTATACTTAACTAAGAAGGGTATACTCAATGGGTTTAAGTTTTTTTAAAGATATAGCTACTGATTTAAATAGACGAACAAGCCTATCTAATAGCTCTGAGCGCATAAAGTTTCCGTTTTTTAAAAAAGGTGATTATAACGATATATATTCAGATGGAAACCCCAATAAGCCATGGAATAAATCTATGGGTTATGGTTTTGGCGTATTAAAGGAAAACGGTGAAAGAATAAACGATTGGAAAACTTTCAATCTTCAATTAAACCCTCAATCTTTACAGCAAGACGAAGAATTTTCTGTTCAGTTTTTTCCAACACCAACAGGAATCATAGTTGAGCATCAAGGTTCGATTATGAAAGATCTTGTTATTTCTGGTGTTACTGGTGTTCATCCAAAAAGAGGTGCTGGTGGTGTTAATATTGATGGTAATATAATTTTTGGAACAGGTGACAGTGGATATAAACAATTTCATGATTTAAGAAACTATATCAGATCATATGCTGAACATAAAAAAGATCCTTCGAATTCACATCTTAGATTAGCATTTTTTAATTATAAAGATCAAGAATTTTTTTTAGTTGAACCTGTAAGATTTTCTCTTAAAAGAGCTGAAAACAGACCTTTAATGTACGAATATACAATTGTTCTAAAAACATTAGGTAGAACTAACGGAATTAAAGAAGATGCTAACTCTTTTGACAACATGCTAGGTTCAATAGGCAATGTACTAGATAGAGTGAATAACGCTGTTAAAGTTGCTCGTGGTGTTCTTAATGGGTCAATAGCTTTGCTACTATCTACTGATAGAACTGTTAGGTCTAAAGTGTTAGGTCCATTAGAAGAATTTGAAAATGCGTTAACAGACTTTAAAAACGGAGTAACAACAGTCTTTGGGTTGCCAAAGAAATTTTTAAAGGACTTAAAGGAACAAATAAGAGATATAAGCGATAAGCTAGCAGATAGTTCGGGAGTAGATACAGCTGGATATAATTTATTTACAAAAAGAGAAACTATAGCGCTAATTGAACAGGGAAGAGCTCCAACTTATGAAGAAAAAAAAGTTATAAATACTTTTAAAAATTTGGAACAAAAAATAGAATTAATAGCTTTTAATCAAGATAATTTCACGCAACCGTTTAGTGATTCAGTTGCGCAAATAAATAAGTCTTATGGTGTTGGAGTAACAACTAATGTTGATGTTGTTGATGAAAACGGTAATGTAGAAGATATTGCGGTAATAACTGGACCAATAGACAATATCATTGAAAATTCTAACGATACTGTTGCGGTTCAAATTCTAGAAGATGATACTTTGCAAGATATAGCAGCTAGATTGCTAGGAGATGCTAATAATTTTCATTCTTTAGCTGCAGTTAATAACCTAAAAGCTCCTTATATAGTAAAAACAGAAGATATTGATCAAATAGCAGAAGAAAATAATATTCCAGATGGCGTTTCTAGTGAAGAAGTAAAAAAGATGTTAGGCCTTTTGACTTTTGATGACACTATTTTAATCCCTGTTTCTACCACTAAAGATAATTCTATTAAAAATGTTTATAGTAATTCAGGGTGGGCAATTACTGAAAAGCTACCTCAAGTAGAAAAAACTCTTGGAGTAGACATAAAACTTAATAAGGCAAAAGATTTAGCTATAACAAACACTAACGACATAGCTCTTGTGGCTGGATCTAAAAACGTTGTTCAGTCTATAGGGGTAAGGCTTGGTGTTGATAAAGGAAGTTATAAAACACACACTCAGTTTGGAATAAACCTAAGTATAGGTGAAAAAAATACGTCTTCTTCTTTACTTATAAGAGACTCTATACAAGAACAGTTAGCACAAGATAGCAGGTTATCTCCTGATAATAAAGTAGTTGTAAGCATACAAGGAAATGTTATTTATGTAAATATTTATGCAAAGATTAAATCAGTAGGTCAAACTTTTCCTTTACAGTTAGTTTCAGTAAGTTAAAAATTAATATATAGAAAAGATAAAACATGACATTTGTATCAAGAGACTGGAGAACTATATTATCAGAGATGATTTCATATATTTCTTCAAACTCACCATTATCTGACATCAACCCAGGTTCAGTTATAGCAACTATTAGCGAAGCTACTTCACTTGAAGATGCAGAGCAATATTTTCAAATGTTAGAGATAATTAGAAACTATTCTCTAAACACAACATCAGGAAGTGACCTTGACAATAGAGCTTCTGAATATAATTTAGAAAGAGAAGAGGCAAAAAAATCATCAACTTATGTAGTTATTGGTGATTCTGCTTTTGTCAAGGTCACAACTAGCATATATTCAGGGCTTCCTGGTCCTAAATCTGGCGATACTATAATTTATGGCGATGATAGGTATAATTTTCCAACATCGAGTACATTAATTATAGGAAGAGGAACAAATAACGTAGAGACATTAAGTTATAGCTCTATTGTTGAATTTTCTAATTATGTAAGGTTTGATTTATCATCTGCACTTGCAAATGACCATGGCACAGATGAAACTATAATATTAAGTCAAGGAGGGAACAGAGTTGTTTCTGCTGGAAACAAAGTTAAAGTATCAGAAAACGATATTTCTGCAGAAGTTACATATACAATTCAAAATGACGTTACTCTTCTTGATGGAGAAGATGAATTAGAAGATGTTTTCATAGTAGCTGATGTAGCAGGAGTCGATGGAAATGCGCCAGCAGGATTAATTAATGAGTTTATTTCTCTTCCTTTTGCATCTGCCTCTGTAATTAACCCTGACAGAGTCACAAACGGTAAAGATAGAGAAAGTGATCAAGAACTAAGAGATAAAATTAAGCTTTATACTCAAAGCTTATCTAGAGGAACAGAGAATGCTATTCTTGGAGAAATTGTCGGTCTTGAAGATGAAGATACAAACACAAGGGTTGTTTCAGCAAATATAATACAAACAAACGCGCTTGGTTTACCAAGTATAGTCTATATAGATGATGGAACGGGCTTTGAGCCTACATATAACGGGACAGGTTTTGAGACGGTTATAACAGAAGCTACAGGCGGAGAAAAGATGCTTCAATCTGATGTATTTCCTATTGTAAAAGCGTTTGTTGTATCAACAAACGAAGAGCCATTTGATATGTCTGGATTAACTGAGTTGATTTATTCTACTAATTCTATATCTGAAACAGTAACCTTTACGGCATCAGATTTTGAAAATTCTGCTCAGGCAACTGCTGAAGAGATAGCTAGAGCTATTAACCTAAGAGCTTCTTTAATTGAATCAAGAACAACTGATAACGGAAAGAAAATATTTCTCACAGCATCTTCTTTAACTAACGAAAACATACAGATTACAGGCGGCACCGCAAATGATAACATTGCTTTCCCCACTGTAGAAAACACAACATTGTTTCTTTATAAAAATTATCGTCAACTTCTTAGCAAAGACGGATCTACAGCTAGCATTGAAAGCGGAAATTCTGAGAACTATAGTTTTATAGCTAATGATAGTTTACTTATAAAAATAGATGGAAAAACAGGGCATCAAGTTGTTGTTATGAATACTTTAGATACGACTGCAGAGTCTGTAGTAAGTAGGGTTAATTTACAATTGCAAGGAGGAACCTCAATTGTTTCTTCAAATAACATTAAAACAACTATATTTTCTAATACAGAAAATTCAAGCGAGTCTGGTATAAAAATAGGAAGAGATTGTTCTGTTACTTCTGTAAGTAGCGATACTATCTTTTCAGATGTTTCTTTGTTAAATGATTTTCCATACAATAATCAATTGAATGGGTTAAGGGCATATATAACTAGCGGAACATATTCAGGAAATTCACAAAAAATCATAGCATATAATCAACTTAACGGCAGGATTACTTTAGATTCTAGCATAGGTGGATTCCTTAGTTTAGGAGATACTTTTGTAATAGATGGCCTTGCAAATGGAAATATAGGGAATCCTTCTGACACAATCGGTAAGTTAAATTTTTCAACGTATCAAGTTAGCGGGAAAAACAAAGATTACACTTTAAACAGAAGCCAAGGTCAAATTGAGCTTGAAGATATCCTTCAAGCAGGTGATATAATCACAGCAGGCACAGAATACACAAAAGGACAAGTTGTCACAAACAACACTGCTGATTATGTTTTTGGTGTATTAAGCACTTTGAATGTTTCTATAGATAAAGGAATAGATCAAATAATATCTTTTTCATCAGGTTCTTATTCTGCTGGGCAAATTGTCAATATAATAAACGATACTTTAATAGGAGGCATAGCTTATATATCTTTTTTAAATATAAATAAAGTAGTTATAGAGACTAATCAGTGGTCTGATGGCACGGGGTCTATACAGATTACAGGAGGAACATCTGCACCTGTTTTTGACTTTTCTTCAGATGAAGTTGCTAGCCTAAGACCTCATTTTCCTTATTTAGAGTCTCAAAACAAAGAAGATTCTAACGGAGCTAGTGAATATACTTTTACCGATGAAAGCAATCTAGTTATTGTAGTAGATCAAATATCAGCCTCACCTTATACTATAACAATGAGTCAGGGAGGGATAGTAACTTTAGGAGGTAGCGGAGGAGCAGGCACAACTTTCAGAGATAGCTCTTTTGTTATTAATTTTTCAAATAATGATTTTTTTAATAACTTTTTTATTAAATTTACTAGCGGTTTAAATATCAATGAAATGGACGTCATTTCTGACTATAACGGTGGGTTAGGAGAATTTACTTTAACAACTGGAGTCTCTAATGCTGTTTCTGTTTCTGACACTTTTGTAATAATACCTAGAACTGCTAAAAATGTATCTAATTTTTTTCAATCTACTGTAATAACAGGGTTAAGTTTAAAAGCAAAAATAAAAGAAACGTTTGATAAAGCTGTTATTGTTAGTTCATTGACTCCTGGGTCTGTTGGTTCGATAAATATTACAGGAGGAACAGCTAATAATTTTTCTATTTTGTTTCAAACTAATGGTACGGCGTTAGGTACATTTGATATTTCAAATATATTAGGGTTAATGATAGGACAGGAAATAAAGATAATAGATAACAATACTTCTGCTATATTCGGGTTCATAACTAACATAACAGCCTCTGGTCCTTCTGGACCCTATAATATAGAGATAAGAGATTCTAGATCTGGAGGATCTTTATTAGATTTGTCTAACTATACTATAGATAATGATGCTTATATTTTTCCTAGAAATTTACTTAATTTTCCTACAGTTAGATACCATGGGTTAGATGCTTATACTTATTACACTGGTTTGTTACAAAAAGTTCAATGGACAATAGACGGCAAAGAAGACGATCAAGAAAACTATCCAGGAGTCAAAGCTGCTGGGACTCAAATTGAAGTAAAACCACCTTCAACTAACAGAATTCAAGTTGTTGTTGATGTTACAACTATAGACGGTGTTTCTTTATCTTCTATTCAAGAGGATATTAAGTCAGTTATTTCAAATTATATAAATAATCTTGGAGTGTCAGACGATGTAATTGTTTCAGAAATTACTAATGTTGTAATGGATGTTTCAGGTGTTTACGATGTCCAGGTACTTGAGCCTTCAGAAAATATTGCAGTAGGAGACGATGAAATAGTAAGGGTTTTTGGTAGCGATATAATTGTTGGATGATTTTATAAATAACAACATATAGTTAGATATAATGGATAAAAAAGAAAAAATTAAAAAAAGTATTCCTAGCTATTTTAAGCCGACTACAAATGTCATGTGGAAGACATTATTAAATGCTTATGGGACTGAAGACAATAATATTGTAACTCAAATAAGTGAAACAAAAAAGCAAATATTTGTAGATACAGCTGAAAAAGAATATTTGGATGCATTAGGAGACAATGTCGCTGTTTTTAGGCCATTGGAACTTAACTTATCTGATGAAAAATATAGAGAATTAATAAAATTTTTAAGTTTTTATCCTAAGCAAGTTAAACATCTTATTTATAAAATATTAGATGTTTTTTATGCTGAAACTTTTGCTAGATTTAATCTTCAGACTCAGGTAAATGGACCCTTTGCTCTTTTTGGAGAAGAGACGCTTGTATTTAAAAATGAAAACGGATACACAACAACAATAACAAAAAAACTATTAGTAGATGGTGAAACTGATGGTCCTGGAACTATAAGAATCTCTAATACTTCTGGAATGTATTTAGGACAAACTGCTCAAATTAGTGATGATAACTCTCAAACTGAAATAGTAACTGTTATTGGTTTAACTAATACAGTAGCAACCTTATCTACTTCTACTAACATTTACACAACTAGCCAAAATGCAATAGTTTTTTTTGATACTTGTCAATATGTTACCTTTAAAGCTACTGATTTTGAAACTCCTGGATCTGCTACTGTAGATGAAACAGTTTTAGCTATAAATGAAAGAGCCGTAGGTGTGTCAGCAGAATCGATTTCTGCTGACACAAAAGTTAATCTAAGAACTAACACACCAGGATTAAAAGGAAGTATTGTTGTTTTAGGCGGGACTGCTAATGACGTTCTTCAGTTCTCTCTTTTACCAGGCAGAGTTTTAAGGATAGAAATAAATGAAATAAAACCTAATGAAGTTGTAATAAGGATTCCATCTACTATACCAGCGCTTAGAAGGCAGCTTGAAGGATGCTTACATTTTCATTTGGATTCAACACTGACATCTGGCTGGCCAAGCTCATATCTATATAACCCTACTTTAATAGACTATACCGTCAATAAGACACAAACAACTTTAAATCAAAATATAACAGAAGGCCTTATTTATACACAGTTGTCAGTAACTGACTCTTCTTCTTTTCCTAATGAATCTGGAATATTAATGATAGGGTTTGGTAGAAACGGTATGGAATATCCTATTTCGTATATAGGAAGGCCTAATAATTCAACATTATTGATAGATCCTAGTTATCAGTTTACTAAAAACCATCTATCAGGAGAGTCTATAAACATTATATTAAACGATGGAACTACTCCAAGAGGAAACGGTGAAGATTACCCTGTATACGCTGTTGGCATAGAAGCAGCAAGAACTCAGGTTCAAGATATAATTACAGGGATAGTAGCAGAAGGCGTTTTGATAAGATGGGTTATTGATTATCCTAGATGTGGAATTAGTTAATAATATTAAAAACAGATCAGAGCAAGTATAAAAAGGATATAAAAATGGGATATCAGAAAAAAATAAAACTTTGGCCTAATGAACGATTAGATTTACCTGATATACAGAATTTACAAGATTATTTTTATGAGTTTTTAGGTAAATCTAATCAAAACCTTACAGCTGCAACTCAATTTATTGTTTCTGGATTTGTTACTCAAAACAATGGTGGAATTGATATTAAAATTGAGACTAAAGACAGTGTTGCTCTTAATATAGAAAGTAGCGGAACTGGTGTTGAGGGCATTTTGTTTATGGGATCTAACAATGCTGCCGTAGATATCGATTTAATAAGTACATTAACAGATAACTCTACTAACTATATAGAAATAGAGTTATATGTTCAAGATTCTGCACCTGATACTAGAGCGTTTTGGGATCCAACTGCAAATTCTGGAGCTGGTGATGAATTTAATTCTGTAGTAAATACTTGCTCTAACGTTCAAGTAAGGCTAAGAATAAACACTGTAGCCTTTAGTTCCAATCCTGATTACATACCTGTGTCTAGAGTCGTAACATCTGGCGGTTCTATTTCAGATATTTATGACGAAAGACCTTTATTTTTTAGGTTAAATAGCGATTATTCTTGGCCTGATGGTAGAGCTATCCCCTCTAATACTTCTTTTAGTGGAGCAGATAAATCTATAACGCATTGGAAAGAATGGGTTGATTCGATAATGACGACCCTTAAAGAGATTAAGGGTAGTGAGTGGTACGAATCAACTTTTGGAAGCGTAAGTTTATCTGATTTATTACAAGATAGAAACATTACTTTAATAAAAGGTGATGATTGGGATTGGAACGAAGCAACTAATACTTTGTCTTTGGGGTCTATATCTTATTTAGATGTTCCTGGAATTTCTAGAGATAGAAATAGAATTTTAGCAGGAAGCAATACAGACCTAGACGCAGACGGTAAATTGTTATATGTAGATATAAACAGAACCTCTGGTGCAATTGCAAATTTAACTATAAACTCATCTACTACTGAGGCCTTTGTTATAGACTCAGACAGGTTTGTTATTGCTAAAAGGGTTGATGATTTAATCGTTCTCTATAATGGTCAAATTGTTTCAAGGCCTCACGTATATAACGAAACAGAATTTATAGAAGAAGGAAACGAATATGATTATGGAGACACCATTACTCTTCCTTTTGATAGCAAGTTATCTCCTCCAGCTGCAAGAAACTATAGAGTAGGTACTAATCAGCTTCAAATTTATATAAACGGAATAAGACAACATAATAAAAAAAGAATTCTTGTAGATTCTATACTTCCACATCTTTTTTATGCTTATTTGCCACTTGAGGGATCTGTTCTTATTCCTCATTTGCCACCATTAGTTGAATATGATACTTCAGCTGTAAGAGTTGGTGATATTTTTCAAGATGGAAACGGAGTAGGTTTTAAAATATTAGGTGTTTTAGATAATATAGGCATCGGTGGTATTAAAATATTTAAAATAAATAGCGGCCAAACAGTAAACACAACTTCACCAGGACAAATATATCGTAGAGATTATAAAGAAGATGGTACTGACTGGAGCTATCAAACAACTATAACTATATTAAAAAAAATACCTTCAAATGCAAGTATTCATTATCGTATTGATGATCTAGATAAGGCAGTTGCTGGCTCTTCTGGAGGAGGTGGAGGAGGAGCAAGTAACTTACAGGATGCTTATGATGGGGGAAGGACTATAGCAGTTTCTTCTGGAAACCCTATAGAAATATCTGGACCTCCTGGTGAGAAATTATTTAAAGTTAATGGCGATATAGACATAACTGGAATAATTGACCCTAAAGGAATTACATTTGACCCTCAAGTTTCTAATCCAGGAGTTGGCTTAAATACACTTTATCTAAATTCTGGTGGTGATTTAGTTTTAAATAACACTATATCAGGACTTGTTCAAAATATAAATGGAGGAGTTCCTTCTGTAGTATCATATACTAACGGAGGAATATCATCTATTCCAAAAGGAAGGTTGTTTAAAAAAACAGGTCTTTCTTCTATTGATTTTGCTAATTGGACTACTTTAATAAATTCAGCAGTAGCAGGGATAACTCTTGAAAATATTAATCAAGGAAATTCAGGAGAAACTAAAAGGTTTGGCGAATACATTCCGAATACAGTATTTGAGACAACTAGTTTTATAGAAGGAGTTTTGCCACAGGAAGGCTACTGGTTGTATCTAGGACCTGCAGATGGGAAGATGACTATAACGCCTCCGTCTCAAGGATCTGGGTATTCTCAAGTTCCTGTTGGAATTTGGGATAATGGAGGCTTAATCTTTAGTGTTTCTTTATGGGGGATTGCATGATAAGTGACAAAAAAGAACAATTAAAAGAAAAAATTGAATTTAAAGAAGATATGTTAATAATAAATGACGAAGAGCTATTAAAAGATATAAAGAAAGACATAAGAAGCATCTCAAATTATGTTAAAAAGAAAATAAAAATTATAAATAATAAACTTAACAATCAAACTGACGTTAAATTCATTATTCAATTTGTTAAAAAACCTAACTGAAAGGGTATATTATGGCTAGCATTACAAAATTAAGAGGAATGTCGGGCGGGATTCCTACAACATTAGATTTAACAAGTACATCTGATGTTTTTCAATTTTACGCAGTTCAAATTGATGTCGTAACAGCATCTAAGCCTGCAAAATTTGATTCGAATAAACAGTTTACTTCTGGAGACATTAATTTAACTTCTGAGGTGACAGGTTCTTTGCCTGACAGTAACTTAGCAACTATTACCACGGGAAATAAAGTATCTGGTTCTGCTGTTCAATTAAGTGGAGACAGTACGATTGTTAATGATACAGGGCTAGAAGTAGGCACTAATCTTGCGAATGCTAACATAGATGCTTCTGCGGCGATAGCTGTTTCTAAGTTAGCTGCCTTAACAGCGTCTAGAGCTGTTGTATCTGATGGATCTGGTTTTATCAGTGCATCATCAGTAACATCAACAGAAATAGGATATGTTAGTGGATCTACATCTAATATTCAAACACAATTAAATGCTCTTTCTTCTGGATATTCAAGACGTAAAATGGTTCTTGATTATATAGTTGATAATACTGCAGTTCCTCCTACTGAAGTTTCAGGAGATAGATATATCCTTTCTCATGATGGTGGCTCACCTCATGCAGAATGGGACGGTGCAGCGGTTGGCGATATAGTTGAGTTTAATGGAGCAACTTGGGATGATACAACACCACAAGAAGGTTGGAGACTTTATGACGATGATTCCAATCAAGATTATTTGTGGGTTGATGATGGAACAGGTCAATGGGAAGCAAGAGCTATTGACAGTCAAGCGTTAAGTGATGGAAAAGTATGGATAGGTGATGCATCAAATGATGCTCAAGAAAAAACACTGTCAGGTGATGTTACGATTAGCAATACTGGTGTTGCTGCTATTGGATCTGGCGTAATTGTTAATGACGATGTTAATGCTTCAGCTGCAATTGTAGAGAGTAAATTATCTCTTGATTATGCTACAGGAACATTAAATACATCTATAACAAATCATACTGGTGATGGAACCATTCACTTTACAATGCTTGATGAAGATGATTTAACAAGCGATAGTGATACGCAAGCAGCTACACAACAAAGCATAAAAGCTTATGTTGATAGTGCTGTATCTGGAGCTGCTCCAGATTCTCTTGATTTTAGTAGAGTTGCTGGTGAATCATTTGCAGCTAACTCTACTTTTATAGTCAGATATGCAATATCAGGAGACACAGCTGGCAGAGTTTACAAGTGTACTTCTGATGAAGAAAATGCGGCAGGAAAACATTATGCTATAGGAGCAGTTCAAACTACTGGAGCTATTAGTGTAGCGGATCCTGTAATAGTCATAAAATTCCAGCAAGGAGTTACTCTAAAATCTGGAGATACAGTAATAGGAGCAAGTTCTGCAGATCAAGGTAAGCCTATATTTTTAAATAAGGCTGGAGTTATGAGTCTAGATCCTGATGCTGGCATTACAACTGGTGAAAAGTATGCTTCAAGAATCGTTGGTATTCTTGAAGAGTATAACGCTACTAGCACGAGTGAAAAAATTACTATAGATATAGCAGCTGGATCATTTTTTGGAATAGATTTAGGAGCTTAACGAATAAGCTAGTTGGCTGTAAGTTGTTTAATATTTACAGCCAACTAATGATTGATTCATTTATAGGATACCATTAAAAAATGAGCAATTCAACTAGATTTATAAACGGAGTTCCAACAGCTGTTACTACATTTTTAATACATTATGATGAAAGTATTCTTGTAACTACTGAAATAGGAGTTTCAGGAACAGGATATAACGCTGCGCATACAGAATTTACATTGCCTAATGGTGAAACTTATGATGGAACAACAAGTGAGCTATTAGTAGAAATAAATGGATTAGGTCAGGTAGAAGGCATTACTTTTAACTATGGAATAAGCGAATCTGAATCAAAGATTACATTTATAACTGCTATTCCAAAGAATGCTAGGATTAGATTTATTAAAATAGTTTAATGAAAAAATATAAAAAACCATTAAAACATTGTCATGAACAAGGTAATTGTAAAAGATTATGCTTTATAATAGATAAGGAAGAAAATAAAACTTTTTATTGTTCTGTTCATGGAGATTACTTTGTTTCTAAGTGCGTTAAAAAAGTGATAAGGAGATAAAGAATGGGCGGTGTACAGCTTAATCAATTAAATGATGATGTTGCAAGAAGCAAGCTCTCAACTATAGCAGGAGAAGAGCTTGACAACTTAATGACATTGCTTAATGATAAGCTAGATTTTCCTATAGATATAAGTATTTCAGGTTATGTTATTACTATAGAGGCAGGAATTAAACAAAAACTAGAGTCTGATAGTTTAGACGGAACTCAAAACTCTTTTAAATGGAGACTTCCTCATATAGAAAGCGTGTCTATAGATCCAGCTGAATCTACAATAGATTTATCAGATGGGTCTACTACTGGCGATTTTATAAACAACCCGTCTTCATCTGTTTCACTTACCTCTAGCTATTACATACAAATGGGAGTTGAGCTACGACAAGACGGTAAGTATTACGTTATATGGGGAGACGAAGCGGCTACTTCAGGAGCAACAACTTTTCCAGGATTTTCTAAAAGCAAGGCTATACCTGTATTTATAGGAATCCTACAAGATGATGGGACAGGAGGAACTTGGAACCTTAGCTCTCCTTCTAAATCAGATATCCAAATAATGAAAGGCGCTGCAGGAGGCGGAGGAGGTGCTGGAGGAGCAGGATTAGGAAGCGATTTAGGAGATCTTTTATATAGAGCTTCTTTTGAAGATAGTTTTAGCGATAAAGATTTAATAGATGAAAACTCTGGTAAAACTACAGGTATTTTCGATGCATCTAACGAATATTTTAAAATATCTTATGATGCAGATAAAACAGGAACAACAACAGGGACTAGTTTAGTTGTAAGTGCCGCTCCAGCTTATACTGTAGCTATAGGCGATATAATTTGGACTACTATAAGTTCTAACAAAGAAGCTAGAAAAATTACAGCTCTAGGTTCAATAAATACTGATGGAGGATCAGGCACTCCAGCAACAATTGAAATTGCATTTAGTGGTGATATAACAGTTGAGTCTTGTTGTATAAGTCAAGCTGTTCATACTGTTGATATGCTTAACTACATAGATACTTCGGATGAAGAAAGTCAGAGGTTATCTCATAGAGTAGGACATATTGCTTTAACTAACGTTAGTAACGGCGTCTCTGATAGTGTCGATCATAGTGAATCTTCCGATTGGCTGACTCCAGCAACTGACGACATTGTTTTAAAAGATGTAAGCGGTACTTTATTTGAAACGACAATTACTTCTATAACTGATTCAGATACGTTTGTTCTTGCTGATACTACTGGTTTTAGTGGTGATGGAGATGGAGCGATAGTAACTCCACTATCTAAATACTTACTAAATTATCTAGATAGTGGATTTGTTGGAAACATAGATGTTGTTGCACAGGTTATAACGAGTAGCGATTCTGCTTCAAATTGGAGTGATGAACCAGCGATATCTAGAAAACAAAATTATCAAGATGAATTACAAGAAAACACTATAAGCGGAACGTCTGGAGCTCATTTATATAGTAGGTTTTTTGCTAACAAAACAAGTGGTAGCGGAGAGGTTAAGTTATATGAATATCAATCGTTTTTTATAGATGAGTTAAATCAAGCTAACGGTGGAATACATCAACAGGCGTCGGGTAGAACGGATGGCGTTGGAACCGAGATTAATTGTTCTCTCTCTGTAGTTGCAACTAAAACAAGAATTACGTTTACTGATGAATTTCCTGGTTTTATACCTGGAGTAAATCCAGGTAAAACACATGGTGAGTTAATAGTTATTTTAAACGGAAGTCACATTCCTAGATTTGTTGATTCAACTATAACAAACAATGAGTACTATAACGAAGATAGTAACGGTAGTTATATTGATCTAGATCAAGATTACTCTGGGTCTGCTTATGAGTTTACTGTTTTAAAGATGCTTGGGACTAAAGATACAAGTTCAGATAATGCAGCTAAACTTGGAAGTATTAGATACGTTGGAACAGATTACTCTACGATAGAAGCAGCTGTAGCTGGATCTATAGCTGGAGATAAGATAATAATTCAAAACAATACTTATTTATTATCTTCTAACATAGTAGTAGATAAGCAATTAGTTATAGAGTTTCAGCCAGGAGTTATTTTAGATGGATCGGCAGCAGGTACTAAAGGTTTTAGTGTAACAGCGGATGACGTTATTTTTAAAATGAATGGTGCTTTGATGCAAGATTGGGATTCGGGAAGTGATTACTCTATATATTATGAAACTGGAGCTGATAGAGGAAAAGTACAAAATGGAAGATTTTCTTCTACTAATGATAATGACATTTTTGTTCAGCCTGATACAGCTGTTACAGATTGTATAGGGAACATTTAAGGAGATAGTTTATGCCTAACTTAGGTCTAAAAAGTAATTATGTAGATCCCAACATATTAAACGACTTTAATTCTAATATTATTCATAATCCTATTATGCAAATAAGTCGTAGAGGTAATTTTTCTGTTGCTGTTAGTGGTGTGAATGATAGGATTCATCATGATAGATGGAAAATGCAACTTGGAGCAGTTTCTGGAACTTATCAAGAAAATAGTAGTTCTCAGCCTTCTGAATTACCAGGAAGTAAATCAATCAAAGTAACTGCAACAAGCACAGCAACAGGAGATCTAGGGATACTTCAAAAGATTGAAGAATACTATCATTTTGACGGAAAACAATTAACTTTTTCTGCTTATGTTAAATCGAATCATTTAGAAGCTAGACTTCTTATTTATGATGGATCTTCTTATGTTGCAGTATCAAATGCTCATACTGGAGGAGGAGGATGGGAAAGGTTAAGTGGTACTTTTACTTATAGCTCAAGCGGACAATTGCTAGCTATTGTAGCAATAAAAGGAGCTCCATCAGGAGTCCTTGTTCCCATAACCTCTGGTGATTATATTGAAACTACAGGCGTTCAATTAACTAATGGTAGTTTTTTATTACCTTTTCAACACAGGTCTAGAGCAATCGAAGAAAGAATTTGTGATAGATATTGTTTAGCGTTTATAGACTTTTTTTCTCCAGGATACCATATCCATAATATAGCTGGGGTAGATCCAAATATTTGGAGTGTTAATAATGTTCCTGGGTTTCTTAAACTTGCAGCTAATGAACTCTTTACAGCGAGCAGACTACTACTCGTTAACCATTTTTCTGCTTTATACAGAGGACCTACTGTTTATGCTTTTGATATAGCTTCTCTTACGAATGGAGGAACGTCTTTGAAATTAAGTTTTAGTTATCCTCATAAAGCAGGATTAAATAATGTTTCGGTTATTTCACTTTACGTAAACCTCACCCAGGTAGGTTTTTATGAAGCTTCTCCCTCAGGTATGACTTCAGGAGCTACAGGAGCAGCAATCGGACATGTTGTTTTTGATGCAGATATACTTTAAATAATAATAGGAGGTAAGCTATGTCATGGTTTCCGTTTGATAAAAAAGATAACACTTTTCAAGGTTCTATATTAGGTAGTCCAGATATTCCAGGAGAACATAGGGTTAAGTGGTACCTTGTAGAAGACAAAGAATTTATACCAAGAATTATGAAAGCTCCTATTAAGAATGTCCCATCAGAAAACTTTGTTCCTGATTTAAAAAAGATAAATCAAATAGATACAGAAGGAACTCTTATTTATCCTGAAGATAGACTGTATACAGGTAAAGCACCGATCCTTTTAAGAGATATTGTGGTTAAGCTAAAAGATAGAATAAAACAGTTAGAGGATAGAGTAACTTTACTAGAGGAGAAAGTTAATGTCTAATATATTAAAAGTAAATAAAGGCGGTAAGATTAAGCAATATTCTACTGCTTCCCAAAAGAGAACTAACTTACTTGATAACAATTCTGTTACTAGGGATATGTTAAATGACAATATTGTTAATTATGATAAACTTGATGAAATTACTAAAGCAAAGATAGATTTAATAGCTACTCTTGAATCAAGAATAACTGTGTTAGAAGGATATCATTAATTTTATAATTATAGCCTTATAAAAAAATAATATGATTAATATAAGCAAAGAAGAATATGAGAGGTTAGTTAAGTCCATTTCTGATGTTAGATCTCTTAGTTCTTCTGGAATAGTTAACGGTGATAAAAAAGAATTGTTTCAAAGTGTATCTAGAATTGAAGAAAGCTTAAAGGGCGTTCATAAAATTATTGATTTATTGCCATTTCATACAAAACAGATCAATAATATAGAAATAAAACTTGCTGAAACTGAAACAAAAATAGAAAAAGCTAAATGGGTAGTAATAATAGCTATTTTATCAATTGTATCTTCTGTTAGTTCTTTGGGTAGTGTTGTTCTTCTTTATTTAAAACATTTAGTTAATTAAGTTTTTATATTGTGAATAATCTTTTTAGTTTTAGTAAATATTCTCTTGAACGATTAGTAACTTGTCATAATGATCTAAAAAAACTATTTAATGAAGTTATAAAAAGATATGATTGTATTATATTAGAGGGTCATCGTTCAAATAAACGTCAAGAAGAACTTTTTAGACAAGGTAAATCTAAAATAAAGGCAGGAGGTAACCATAATTACTTTCCTTCACTAGCAATTGATGTCATTCCTTATCCCATAAATTGGAACGATAAGAAACGTTTTTATCATTTTGTAGGCTATGTTAAAGGAATTTCTGACTCCATTGATATTCATATTCGCTGCGGAGCTGACTGGGATAATGACAATGATATTAATGATCAAAATTTTATTGATTTACCGCATTTTGAATTGAAATAATAATGAAGTTACATATAATATAACAATGGAAGATAAAAAACAACAAGACTTTTGGAATAAGTATAAAATAGGAACTAGAGTCATGTTTTCAACTATATGGCTTATTTT